AGCTTACGCCGATAGGAAGAAAGAGCTGCGAGAACGATATTCTTTTCAGTGTTGGTCATGTTCTTTTTCCTCCTGCTCACGTTCCTTGTGAAATTTTCGCACTTCTTCCCAAAAATCAAACGGATCAGAATTGTGATAAACTAGATCCATGTATTCTTTTCTACTGTTAAAATGGTTTATGTTAGTATCCATTTTTATCACCTCAATCTTCATCGCTCAGGTTCTGACAAAAACTCAAATAGAAATCAATATCGAAACATTCCACATCACCATCAGGGAACCACCCGTAGGTCACATCTGCAACTGCATTGTGCTTATAAAGAGCATCAATAATTTCATCACGGTATGCTGTGATCCAGTTTTTTGTTACATTGAATTTTCTAGTGATTTCATAAACATGAATAATCCAATTACCTTCTGTGGTGCTTCTTGTTCCACTTTCGACCATCCAGTCGGAAATGCTGTTAATCATCCAATCGTTAACCTGTTTTACAGTTTCGCTAGTATACATTTTCTATTACCTCAATCAAAACTGAACCACTTCATGTTTTGCCTTTTCCAGCATCTCTTTCTCTTGTTCTTCAAGACGCTCAACCTCGCACAAAACATCACGAATGCCAAAGATAATCAAATCACGATCTCGTTCACGTTCTGCTCTATGTACTGGATTGTTTTTACAAGATCCTTCGCACAAGTTATTTTCTCTTGCAATCAAATTATCAATCGCATACTTCAAAACACGCTTATCTTTTTCAGTCATATTTATCACCTCAATCATTGTAAAATATCTGTTTTAGCAGTTTTTGAAATCCAAATCTTTTACAAAATTCACAATAGGGTCTCGGAAAACAACGCTCTTAATACAAAGAGACTCCAAATTATACTGACCTTTACAATTTCCGTAAAAGATAAGTCCATGACCGATTTCATCAAACCATTTTTGAGCCTTATCAATAGAATAAAAGTGCTGCGCACCATCAACGGATTCAGTAAAAAATGTGTACCCACACTCACCAAATTGAACATACTCCCAACGATTAATAGTGTTTCCTTCGTAGTCGAATAAATGCTTTACGGCAATAACATATACAGTTTTCATATTTTCATCTCCTATAAAAGCATGATTTTAATCCGCATAATAATCTTCTTCCGTTTCGATATCATCTAAGATATTCTCTAAAGAAGACTGTAAACCAAACTCACAAAGGAGTTCCTTCAACTCTCCAATCGTATCAAACTCACCCAGTTTCTTCTTGGAATCATCAGGATCAAGCAAAACAATAGAATCATATCGCTCTGACCTACAAACCTGTACACCACAACCATCATCAACAGTGCGAATGTCATACAAGGTGAAACGCTTCATACAGAACACTCCTTTTAATGTTTAGATATCAAAAGCATCATAAAGATCTTCTGGCTTATCATTCGGCATCCATACTTTTGCATTATCATTAAGGAAGTAACCGCAACCAAAAAATCCAGCAGGAGAATCACAAAGATTCTGTTCACCATCTTTAACACCAGCTTGATAAATAACATAGATAAACTCAGCAAGCTCATGCTTATCCATCCGCTTAATACGATCGTACATTGTTTCCATATCAATCACTCCTTTTAATATTTTCATGCTTCGCATTGGTAGCGGTTATGTCTGCCCTAGTACCGCTAATCGCCTAGCATCTGCTGCTCACACTACCCAGATCTGACTTCTTATGTAGTCCTCAATATCTGCCGGGTATCCATTGCGCTGGATGTACTGACACAGAACACGCTGCACATCTCTGTTATCACCATAATCCATGGCGATAGAGATATCCTCACCGTGAGTGCCTACGCCAAGACACTCATACTTTCTGACTTCAATATAGAAATCATGTGCGCTGTAGTGTCTGCCGTCTCTGCGGTCAAGAATGCTGTCAATAATCATTCTTCGTCCTCCTGCTCTTCAATACGAACCAAACACTTCATGGTATTTAATATGCTGTTGCAACGTCATTGGTTTATAAACATTCCTTGCATTAGGATTCGGACGATACCAATGAATAATTTTCCCATCATTCAAAAAATAGCAAGTAACAATACTACCATTACACAATGCTTTAATCGGTTTTACACCAGCCGGAAGTTCAGACAATTTCCAGAAATATTTTTCTTCTTCAAACTCATGACTCAAAGAAAATCTTGCGATTCCATTTTCCATTCCAAGATAGTAAGTTCTGAATCCAACTACGTTTTCAAAGAAATGCAGTTGTTCCAATGAATCAAATTCAGCTAAATACCACTGCCAATTTTTATGTATTATAATTTTTGTACGGTGCTTTTCGTTAATACTTTTTGCAATAGTCATATAGTTCCTGTTCCAGTAAAAATCATTCTTCATTTTCAATCGCTCCCTCATCAATCATATTTTTATAGAAATCATCATCCAGAATTTGTTCTCCACACCAATTTACAAATAATCTTGCAACGTCCTCACCAGACATTTTAACCAGTGCATCCCACATCTTTTTCTGAACATCAGTCATCGTTTAACCCCTCCAAATAGATCTCTTAGTGTCAAAAATGCCCTCTGACGTACCATCATTACTTTCGGTATAGAGGTGAATCATATCTGCACCGTCAAGTCTTTCAATATGGAAATACTTTGCATTCTTGACAATTTCCTTTTCACGCCAACCAGCTGTATTCAAAAGATTACTTTTGCTAAGGAATGTAAATGTTGCGACAATCTTTTCATCACCTGCGCCATTGATTGTCGTTACTACAGTAGGCACAGCTCCTGCCGGTGTTCTATTCCATTCAGCTTCACAAGAAGCATGAGGGCCAAAGAAATCATCATCAAAGAACGGAATTGCTGTAATATAGTTCGTGTAAAACGTAGGCGAAACCACTTCTTCCTTTGTTTCTTCCGGTACAAGAACCATCTCCCCAAAATCATTTTTCTTATAACGAACCTCACTCATAAGAATCAGGCAACTATCACTTGTGTAGTGAAAATTCTCGTAATCATAGTTATTGCATTTCATACTCACATCTCCTTATTCTCTGTTTTTACTTGCCATCTCAATTATCTTGTCGATATTGTTTTCGAGTAAAAATTCCATATCCTGCATATGAATCGCAAGAATTTCTTTCAGCTCTTTTTTTACAGCCTGTTCTGTAATTTTGGGACAGTTGCAATGCACTGTTAGAATCAAATCATCAAACGTAATACCATTCATAAGATTGTCGCTCACAACCACATCGTCACCAAGTTTCCAATTCCGTTCCATTTTATAACCCTCCTCTCGTATCCTGTATTATATAGCTATACGGTAAAAATAAAAGCCCTCTGGCGGACTGTTTTTCTAGCTACATAATACAGGATACCACTGATTTTGTCAAGCACTAAAATGTAGATTTTATTAACGTCACATTTTAATGCGTTGGTACGTTGTTTATTTGTAAACATTTTGTGAACATCAATCAACATTCACTTCATCAGGCCGTGCCCACAAGACATCCTCGATGATGTCATCATGAATGGTTTTTGTTCCATTGTTGTTCATGATCATGGTCACTTTCTGACCATCTGCCGGGGTTTCTTCCATGCTTGCGTAGGAGTATAACCATTCCTCTCCGTTCTCATCGATAACATGAATGGTCTTAATTCCATTGCGAAACACTTCGATTTCTTCAACATGACCAGCGAGGACATAACGATTCTGCAAGCGAGTTTTCACAGACTCTGCTGCGTTAGCGGTCATACAGTTTACCAGCATAGAAATGCTAGCAATAACAGTGGCAATGATATGAATGAGTCTCATTTTATGTAGCTCCTTTCTTTTTAGGCAATACCAAACAGCTTCATTCCAGCAACACCCATGTCTGCCGGATACAGGTTTACAACAAGATTATCGTAAAACTCTGCAATCAGGTTGCCGCTGCAGATATCCATATAAGCATCATCCATAGACAGACCGGAAAAATCTTCTGCGTTGTAGTCGTCCACACCAGAAAACCCGTATAATGCTTCCTGATAGAATGCCCTCGTCATTCTTGTTTCATTATTATCAGGAGCAACGACAAACAGCTTTTTCAAGCCATTCTGACCAAAGACGGCAACAAAGATACCGCCTGCATTATTCTCGTAAACCTCAACAGTAGCACGCATTCTTGCATTCTCCTTTCTTATCAATGACCCCAACGGCATACGACCACACCGTTGATCCAGATTGAGACATTTGCCCCCTGCCGATACCACTTGACAGCTTCACGATGAATGTTGGTGATAACACCGGTTTCATCATTCATGAACCATTGACCTTTTTTCATATTGTATTCTCCTTTACACTCTCATGCACTCATCAAGATAAATTCGTTTTCCGAAACACTTGACGTATGCTCTGCCAGACGGTGCATAGATGATCTTCAAATGGTGATAGTGAAAATACTTCTCATCATCACACAACACACCAGACATACCATAGAGATAATCGTCAATGCCGTATTCGATATCGCCATGAATCTGGAAACCACCACATCTGCCGTAGCTGCTATCATAAGCGGTTACAGGATGGCTCTTACAATATTCTCTTGCGGTCATATCAAGCTCTCCTTAAAACATATCTTTTATTCTGACGGCATTCCAAAGACTTCAATGTAAGCCTTTTTGACTGCCGTTGTGATATGCGAATCATGTACATTATACTTATCGTACCACCCAGAAATCGTATCAGAAGTATACACATACATGAGTAAATCCCACGCAATCCGGGTCAACAGGTCATTGTACTCATTCTCTGCAATGACATTCTTAACATGTTTCTGCCAAGCGTCTGCGTTAGTCGTTTTCACATACTGAAAGCGATTAACGATATCAGGATAAATAGGATCGAGTTTCATTTTTGCCATCTTACATTTCTCCCTTCAAAATCAGCGTGAAAATCAAAACAAGGCTTGCACCCAGAACGATACCAAGGACAAACATTTCTTTTGCGGTGAAATAATCCATAACAAACACCCTTTCTTTCTTATTCAATCCAGCATTTTGCGGTGCTGACATATTCAACACCGGCATCTGCCAGGGCTTCCTTATAGATTGCAATCATATCCGTATCATTGAACATGATTGCAACATCCAATGCGCTTTCGATTGCTAAAATTGCCATGGTAGAACTCCTCTTTTATGTGATTTTCTGACGTGTTTTCATTTTGTATATTCTGTATAATATTTGCATAATTATACAATTTTGAGCATAAAGAAAACGCCTTGCGATAAATTCACAAGACGTTTGTTGTTGGGGTTATTGTGGTTAGCCAACAATCTGAGGTTTTCCATTCTCATCAATGATGAGATTTCCATAAGTGTACGCTTCCGCACAGGCTTTCAGAATCGCATTTTTGTTTGTTCCGTTCAGCTCTGCCTTAGCGGTAAAAGCATCAAAGAAATCAGCATCAACTTTCAGGCCAATCAGTTTTGCCTTATCTTTGCTCTGCTGATACTCTTTTTTATAATCACGATTTGCCATAATTGCACCGCCTTTTCTTGATGGTACAATTATATCATTCTGACGATTGGCTGTCAAATTCAAAGTTGTCACCTTGCTTTCTTGCCAGATTTCACAGGGAATACGTCATTCAAAAGGCGCATATCTCTGTTATCGAAATCATGGGCACAGCATCCAGTGCCGTCCATATAGTATGACATTCTTTCATCCATGCGGAAGCTATGATTATTCATCAAGACTTCTCTGCCGTAGATCCAACCGGAAACTGTAACGTATTCACTAGAGCCAAACACGACACGCTGAGAACGCTTTTTCTGAATTGTTTTACCTACTTCATTGTAGCGATCGTCAAGACGTTTTTTGCTCTTATGATAGCGCAAAGAGCCCTCTGCATTAGCTTGTGATGCTCTGAAAAAAGCCGTTTCACTCTGCTGCTGTTTGACCTTTTCCATTGCAAGACGCTTTTCTTTCTTGCTCTGCTGATAGGCATTCCAGTCATAAAGGGAAACACTTCTTGCCTTGTATGCTTCTTTGAGGAAGTCAACAATCTTGCAAGGATGGATAGAAGTCCATCCCATGGACGTTTTAACGTACATAGGCATAAAGCCTGTTTTCATTGCAATAAACGGATGACTGACGAACACAACGCCGTCAAATGTGCCGTAAAGATCAAGTTCTTTGACTTCTGTGCCGTTGTAGATGATAGAGTGTCCAGAAGTGTTCTGACGCACTTCTCCCATCGTATTCTGATAGGATTTCAAGATATTTCACCTCTTTCATAGTATCTTGTGACGGCGTTTTGCCGTTGGTAGAGGTTACTTCTTCCCCTGTACCTCTAGTCGTCAGGCGTGTTATGTATTGCATTCCGGTATGTTTAGACTAACTTCTTTGGTTTGACTTTAAGAGTTCTTTTCATCCTCTGCTTTTGCCTGTTCAAAGGTTTTCTGAGCATCAGCCAACTTGATGGTCCAGGTGTTGATAGTGTTTTTGATGGTGTCAAGGACGCTCTTTTTTGCATCAAATTCTTTCTGTGCCTTGTCGAGATTATTTTCGTGGGTTTTCTTAGTAGACGCTTTGATGGTGTTGTCGCTCTTGTCTTTGACAATCTGCTCTTTTGCCTTGTCAAGTTCAGACAGTGCCTTATCATACTCTGCCTGTGCTTTATCAAGCTGTGCCGTTGCCTTGTTGATACGGGAGTTGCAACGCTTGCAAGCAAGGTTATAGTCCCGTTCATAGTCTTTCAGGAAAACGCTGTGTGCTGCTACGCTCAAAAGCATAGGTTCAAGAGCCTTGACAAAACGATTGATCGGAAGATTTGCCGGAGAAACGTCACCATCCATAGTGGTGGTAAGGTAAGTCTTTGCCATTGCGAGGACTTCTGTGCCAAAAGAGGGATACTCTTGCATAGAGAAAGTTTCACCAAAAACGATGTTTGCGAGATCGGACAGGCAAGAATGGAAGTCGGTAGTGTAAACTTTGATAATGCTTTCATCCTCTTTGTTGGTAGTGCTTGCATTGACGTGGCAAGCGGAATTGTAAACGTACTTGATTGCGTTGCCGTATGCCGTATACTCTTTTTCGTCCATCAGCAGATAAGACGGCACTTTATCGGCTTTAGGGTATGCCTTGAGCGTATTAACACCGCCCTTGTTGGTAAAGCTAACAAGAGCTTTGCCGTTACTTGCATAGCCCCTTGCGGTAGAAGTCTTGTTGTTAGAGCTACGGATAGACAGACAGACGTTAGACAGGTTAGACATAGTATTATCTCCTTTACTTGTGTTATACTTATTGTGTATTGACGTGACGGCTTTTGCCGGATAGACTTACTTGAGAATGTCCTCAACAAGAGCTGTTGCAAGAAGTGAACAACCACCGTAGACGGTTAGGACAACCGCATATCCCATGTATGCCAATCCGCAAAAGCTAACCAGCATACCAGCGGTAATGAGAATGAAACCGATAGTAAAAAGAGCTACAAAAAGAACGGTTTTGAGCTTTTCTTTGAACACTTGAATACACCTCTTTTCTGTTTAGTGTTCTGGTACAGTACGCTTTTGATACAAGGTGCATACTGTTGACCATCCTTGCTGATCCTCTTAGGTATAGTTTACCTAGGGACCAGTGAAAGACTTGCGTCTAAAACATCTTGTTTGCCAATATGCGCTTTTCTTGCTTTTGGTTATGCGTTTCCGCTCCTACCGCAAAGATAGTGTTATCAAAATTCAAGGTACAATTTTTGTGACTTGTCGCACCAAACCGACAAAACAAGTAAATGTTTGCCGATGTGGCAGGCTTCTAATCTTGACTTTTGTTGCATGATTTTTCTTGTAATTAAACAAGAGTTAAACCAAACAGGCTAAAACCAGAAGTCTTGACTTGTCAATGTGCTATTGGGTTTTGGGTTTTGCTTTTGGGCTTTCGCCCTTGAGCTTGACTGTATTGTATCACGGTTTAACCGTTTTGTCAAGCCCTATTTTTTGAACCACTCAAACGGTAAAACGTCAAAAAGTAGAAACTGGAATTTTCCGGTTTTCCAGAACCATCATGTTTTCCACTTTCCGGTGTTGCCCTTGAGCTTGGCACTATTATAGCCGGTTAAACCGGAAAAGTCAAGCGGTTAAACCGTAAAATGTTGCGTGTGCAACAAATGGATTTTTGTGTACCTATTAGAGTCCCGGATGGGTGCGTGCGCGTGCGCGATATGGAATAATAATATTATTACAATATAGGCGGAATAGAGTAGGTGTAAAGTAAAAATGCTTTACTTTATGTTGCCTGTGCAACATTTGATATCATTTTAATATCGAACAATTCATAGCAAATTACTAGGAATTAAATCAGATATCCTAGTAAAGTGCTAGGAATTATACGCCTGATCAGATATCCTAGCAAAATACTATGAATTGAATCTATACCAAAAAATTCCTAGTAAAGTACTAGGAATGAGTGCCGGAAAATGAGCATTTCCAGCACTCAAGCCGTGGGGGTGCACTTTTCATTTTTTGGACGTTCCCGGCAGCAGACCGAGCCACCAGTACATCTTTCTTATTCATAATCACCAATTATCAATTTGTTGTATTCCATATTGCTATACAATTTGCACAATAATCTCCACAAAAATTACCTTCTTTCCAATTCCTATCAAACCTTTCTAATCTACATCTTATTTCCCATTCTGGCACTCCATCACACTCTCTACCTACTCCCCTTCCCAGGTATACTTTTCCCTGCCAAAACTATCCCAAAATACACCCCTATACCCTCTCTTACATATACCCACAAATCACTCATTTTTCTACCCAAAATACCTAAAAATGGCTTAAAATCGCTATTTTTCAATCGGTAGCTCATTCGGTAACTAGCTAGAATTTAACGTATTTTCGTTATATTTTGGCTAGTTTTTCTTTTTATTTGTACCTTTTTACCACTTATTTTGTTCCTTTTCGACCCAATAAAAGCCGAAAAAGCTAGGATTCATGCGGGTTTTCCCGATGTGTACCCGAAATGTACCTAAAATGACCATTCTTCGGAGCATAAAGTACCTATTTATATCAATCTATACTCCCATATCACCATAAATAGACTGATCTGGTATCTGAGCAGCACTCTCAGAGACTCCAAAGACCTATAAGAAGCATGATTGTAGCCTTTGGCAACTTACACAGAACATATAGAGCATCTGGATGTCCTTCATAGAGAGTAACACTCTCAGAAACATACCTTATTATAATAGGCGCTAGAAATATTAGTATCCTGTATTATGTAGCTATTGAATTTTTGGCAAACTCATGGTATAATGAGTGTAGATAGCTATACAATACAGGATACTGTAAAGGAGTTAGTGATTGAATGACTGTGGTGGATATTTATAGTAGTCTTCCAGACAGGGCGTGGAGAGGGATCTCGCGTCTGAGGACGCTCGTAGGTTTACTCAAATTGAATCTATGCCGCTTGCGCGCCATAGCTTCAAGTCGAGTAAACCATTAAGAGATATTTTGTGATAGTTGTACTTGGATTGACGACCATGTATCTTCATACATATATATAATACAGACTCGTCAATCCAACTAAATTGAGTAGGAGGTTATATGGACAAGAAAAAATACGAGATCACATGGGAGATAATAGGTAAATTGAAGGATGGTCAGATTTTTTCTAATTTTTTAGAACTATCTACTTGTCTTAATGTATTTGGCAAAAATGGAAAGCCATTAGATGGAACTAGCAAAAAACACTTTCTTGAAGAGCTGAATCGTTTTGTTGAGTTTAAAAAGGAAGGAAAACGCTTTGTTATTGTAAAGATTCGTCCAGACAATGAGGTACTTCCTCCTCTACCGACAAGAAATAAAGGAAAGTTCTCATTGCGTCTGCAGAACCAGATTGCTTACCACTTACTTAAAGAATGTGATGGCAGTAGTTGGATGGAGTTCTTTTGGACACCAACTGCAATACTACGAGCGTGTGGAATGGCTAATAAGAATTTTTATCAATATCCAGAGGATTTACATGGAGAGGATACCTTCTGGGCTGAGATAGTTGGTACACCATTAGAAAGTATTGCTCGTGAGCAAATGGATGAGTTTAGAGAGAATTTAGCAGCGGATGCTGAGACGTTTCAGCAATGTACTAAATCTACAATGGTTGGGTATATTGAGTCTGCGCTTAAATCTATGGCGAAAAACAAGGAAATATTTTTTGAAGACTGCCCTGCTGTGTTTATAAACCATGACCCAGAAGAGTACCATATTCCATCTGAAGACCAAAAGGCCATTTATATGAAGATGTATACGAATGTGCTTCACGAATTCTATACGTCATCTGGTCGAGTGTGTCAGAGTGAACAAGACGTATTTCTGACCGGACGACTTCATGAGTTTTATGAAGAATTAGATAATAGATTCAAGGAAATTTTTACATATGACCTAGCACGACCGATGTACCATATTACGATTGAGCCGAACTCGTTGAAGCGATCTGCGGCACGGACGGAATATAAATTGCAACAGCAAAGCTTTCACGAAATGAATGATGCGATGTGTGAGAATATTCCAACGCTTTCTACCGTCAGAAGAGGTAGAGCGGTGTTGGAAGAAAATCCAGAATATTATAATGATGCTTCTCAACCACCGTTTCGCTTTGTGCATAGACAGTTAAGTGATGAGGTTCTTCAGCTCTTTATAGATGGAATGATTCGTGTTCCTGCGAATTCTGGAATTCCTCGTGCTGGATTTAAATGGTATGGGTCTTATAAGAGATAAGGAGACTTTATGAATAAAATTTATAATATAACACAAGATATGACTGATAAATTATATGAAGGCCAGGTTTTTAAAAATTTCCGTGCATTGTCTGAATATTTAAATATTTTGGATAGGAATGGATGTGCGGTATGCGGTAGTAGCAAAAGACAGATCATGGCCGAATTAAACAGATATGTTGTACTAGAAAAAGAAAAAGGAAGCTTCTGCTACACTGTAAAAAAGATTCGTCCAAAGACTGAAATTTTATCTCCTAGACCAAAGGGCGGGAATAACAAATACGGTTCAAACATCAAAGAAATCATTCGGTATCAATTATCTAAAATTTCACCGGAAGTTGAAAATGGCAATATTGATGTATTTTGGACATTGGATAATATAGCAAAAGCTTGCGGAATGATAAATGAAGATTTCGACAAGCCTTACACTAAAGTCTATGGTGATGAAGCAAAAGTCACGGATATTATTAACTTCAAAAGAAAGGTACGCAGTTCACTTAAAGAATACATTTATTATGCATTGGAAGAAATGAAGAAAAACAAAGAGTTCATCTCTTGTAATTATACTCCTGTTTTTATTAGTAAAGAGTTAGGCTGTGATAAGCTTCATATTCCTACAGAAGTAGAGCTACGAGACTATAATAATTTGTTCAGCAAGGTTATCCATAGTTTTAAAAAATCTTCAGGGGAAGAATGTGAGAACGAGCAAGACATTTTCTTGAGTGGGAAATCATCGTATTTTTATAACGAATTACAAAATAAATTTACAGATATATTTCCGTATGATTCAGTTTATTCTATGTATCATATTATAATTGATACAACTTCTATTAAACGTATGCGGAATAATACAAATGAGGAAACCTGTTTAGAGTGTGTTCACCGTTTAAATGACGCCATTTGCGAGAACATTCCGAAACTAGCAAATATAAAGCGCGGAAGAAAAGTACGAGAAAAATACATCGTATACACTCAAAATGGTGCGGAGATGTGTAGTGATTATGTTGAGAAATCTTTAAGTAAAACTGTTATTGAAAAATTAGTGTATGCATTGATTTACATTCCAAATGAACAAAAAATTCCATGTGAAAATTATATTTATAATGAGGTAGCCGCAAATGAACTTTGATAACCCCTACTGGATTGATTTAAAGGTAACTTATGAGAGTTATCAAGCAGCTGGACGCTTGCCGGAGTTTTATAAGAAGCATGTCTGTACAAAATGCCAGTATGAGATTCCGTGCTTCACTACTTGTGATGATGTGCGATGCAAATGTCAAGAGTTTAAGCCTAAGACTGTGCGGAAGGCTGACAAGTATTTACATATCAATGATTTCATGAACGATGTGGCTGCATTTGAGGCTGGCCGTGCGAATGAGAATTAAATAAGAGTCTGCGTGGCTCTTATTTGAAATATAAATACATATTAAAAGGGAGATTGTTTAATGACGAATGAAAATCTGCAGGTGTTTAGCACCGATGTGATTCCCGTGTACATAACGGACACTGGTGAAAAAGTTGTGCTTGGACGTGAGCTTCATGAGAAACTGGGACTCAAGGCAAGGTATAATGATTGGATTAACAACATGATCGCTTATGGCTTCGCAAATAATGTCGATTATACGTCGATTACTAAAAATTTAGTAAACGGTGGAAGAAAGGTTGACCATGTGTTATCGCTAGATATGGCAAAACACATCGCCATGATTCAGCGCACGCCACAGGGTATGGCTATCCGGCAGAAGCTTATTGATCTTGAGAAGAAAGTTTCTGAAGGTGATGTTGTCGTAGAGGCTCTTTGCAACCCAGAGGCAGTTGCGAAAATGCTTATGAAGTATTCCGAAGAGCAGAAAAAGAACGCTGAATTAACCGCGCAGAACAAAGAACTTGAAAAGAAAAATGAATACATGGCTCCTCGTGCTGATTATTGTGACAATGTTCTTCAATCGACCAGTGTTCTTTATACATCTACTGATATTGCAAAAGAATATGGTTGGAGTGCGGCAAAACTTAATAAAATTCTTCATGAACTTCACGTTATCATGAAGGTTGGAAAGAATTGGCACTTATATTCCGTGGAAGATGGTAAAGGATATGTGGAATACAAGGAAACTGAATATTATGACCGCTTTACTGGAAAAACAGAGAGGTCTTCTTATTTATATTGGACGGAATTTGGTAAGGCGTATATTTACGACCGTTTGAAAAAGATTGGTTTTACTCCACGTTCTGAAGCAAGCCGTAAGGTTATGGAGGGCTAAGAGATGCATATTCATATTGGCAAGTACATTATAAAGAACTGTGACGAGAGGAATCTTGTTATTATTGAGCAGCGCCCAGCTGGAAAGAATCCAAAGACTGGTGAGATGGGCACCGGAGTAAAAGAGGTTACGGTCGGCTATTACCCGAACCTTGAATGGGCTTTACATAAGATTAAAGATTTGAATATTTCCGAAAGTGATGCTGATACGGTGGACGTTTTACTGGCAGAGCTTGAACAGATTGATGAGACGATTCGCCGGGTGGCTGAGGAGGTCAAGTGATGGATAAGTTTGTAAATGCAACACGATTGATTGGCGTCCTCGATAGTGCCCTCGCTCGTCCTAGGGTCAGAGGTAATGCAAAGTCTATTGGTGGTATATGGTGCGATATGGCAATGCAATACACAAAGAGCATTCTTGAAAAAGAAATGTCTGCTGGCGGTGAGTTCCGTCGAGTGGTTCATGCTCACTGGATTGAACATGAGGCAGATTTTGGAGAATCACTGTATTGTGAGTGTTCCAGTTGTCATGACTCTACTGGAATTGAGTGTAAACTGTTCTGCGGTGCCTGCGGTGCTATTATGGACGAGCAGACGATCACGGTTAAAGACTATTGAGGTTGATGAATGATGCGTACTTATGAGGATGTTGATGTAGATATCAAGCAGCTTGTGCGTGATATGAACAGTAACAGCCTGACTCGTAGAGAGTACGAGACTGCTGACGATATACTGGATGAGCTCTATCAGGAGCGTGAACGACTTTGGCTCAAGGCGATGGAAGATGGCGAGAACTGCTATCTGTAAAATAAGGAGTGTTTATGTTGTGTTCAGAGATGTATTCAGAATTAGACAATTATCTCAGAGACCTTCCAAATAATAAACTCATTATTCTTTGCAATGAGATTTACGAATGGAAATATGAAGTCGGAGAACTTCCTGAAAAATCTGTATTTGATTCTTTATATAAGAAATTCAATCTTTTGGATAGAAGACTCATTCAAAATTATATTACAAAAGAAGCTCTTAGAAGGTATAGGCGGCTTTCTTTACTTTTGATAAAGGAATCGCCAACATATTTTTTACAACAATGATAAAAGCCTAATTTTATATTTTTCTTTATAGCTATACAATACAGGATACGTTTTAGAAGAATACGGAGGTGACTGCCGAATGGCAAAACAGCAAACTTGCCAGAAGTTTGTTTTTAAGATCCATACGAAGCGTCTGGTTGAAGCAAAATGGGATTTAACCCTACCATTAGATGAAGCCAGACGAAACCACGAGATCATCTCACTGGCTGATAGCACTGTTCTACGATGGATTGATGAGTTGAACGGTACTACAGATGCAGAGGCTAAGGCACGGAGTATTAAGCGTAGAATTAAGATGCTACGGAATGAACCCTCTTGCTTAGAGAACCGCCGGGAGATTCGGAGATTATACACTGATCTGGACGCAGTTCAGTTCAAACCGGATTATATGTGTCTAGTGGTTGATAAGAAGAATGATTACCGCCGGGCATGTTCTCCAAAGGGATTTAAAATCAATGGAATCACGTATCGCCGTCTGGTTGGGACTACCGGTGGTGTTAAGAATAGCACGATTGTATTTGTGAGCGACCGTCTTGTTGACAAGATCCGCAAGCGAATTGACAATGGCCGTAACAGGGGTATGGAATTTGTGCCTGCAAAGTTAGAGGCTTATAGAGCCCTTGCTTGCTCTGCTTCTATTCCGGTCACTGACCCTGATGGCGTACTTGTTGTTGATGATTGCTATACGCACTTTAAGGATCATGTTGTTGTTCTGGACGATGGAGTATCTGGAGAACCTACGATAGTCGAAGACAAAGAACATGATTGTGAGTTGTGTGCAAATGACGGCTTTGGGCTTATTAGCTACGACCTTGCACAACAGTGGAGTGAGGATCTGAAACTTCCATCCACTGCGTCTGGCTTCTGTGTGCGAAATGCGTTCTGCAAAGGTATGTTATTCCCCTTCCCTTTTCGTGAGTTCGCTAAAAAGGTAGCGAAACAGAATATGCTAAAAGACGCATGGGGAGATTATCGTGATATAAATAGGATTCAAGTAGTTCTTAGTACCTCTATGTTGAAGCTGTGGGATAGTTACCATAGTTGTGAGGACTATCTTGAAAACTGTAGAGAGAACCACTATCACTTCTCTGTAACCAAGACTTGTGAGTTGGAGCTTGATGAGGAGCGCAATCTGAATTATCAGTTTATCCAAAGCTATCAGCTTACGAATGATGAGATTCGTGAGCTTGTAAAGCCGACTTTGGACGAAATCAAGGGCGTCATGGGCGGTGATTGGCGTGATGCGTTGCTGTATTTGCGTGGTAGTGGAATGCGTGATGACCCGAATTACATAAACAGTCTGAAAAACGACTATATTAAGGCTCTTATGATTGAGCCAGAAATGATTAACGACCCTTATGTGCAGAATCGGATTCGATACTTTATTAAAAAGCGAATCTCTCAGGCAAAAACGGGTGTTGTAAAGGTACGAGGGAATTTTCAAGTTGCGAGTGGCGATCCATATGCGCTTTGCCAGTCTATGTTTCGGATGGAGGTAACCGGACTATTGAAGGCTGGTGAGGTTTACAGTCGTTTTTGGAATGATAGAGACGTCAAGAGGGTTGCTTGTTTTAGAGCTCCTATGAGTCAGATGGCAAATATTCGGTGCATGAATTTGAATGTATCTGATGATTGCCAATACTGGTATCGCTATATGAAGTCCGTGTTTATCACCAATGCGTGGGATAATATGTGTGCAGCACTTAACGGTGAAGATTTCGATGCCGACCTTACATTTTCTACCGACAATAGAGTTCTCATTGATAAATGGGTAAATGAGCCGGTCGTTCTTTGTGTCCAGCGCAAATGCGAGAAAAAAGTTCCGACCGAAAAGGATTTTATTGAATCTAATATCAGCGGATTTGGAGATAATATTGGACGTACAACAAACCGAATTACAACGATGTTTGATGTGCGAAGTAAATTTGAGCAAGGTAGTAAAGAGTACGATGAACTTACGTATCGCATTATCTGCGGACAGCTTTATCAACAAAACGCGATCGACAAAATAAAAGGCGTAGCTACGACAGATATGCCGCAATACTGGTATGACAATAAAGCTTGCGCCGTTAAAGACGATGATAATCCTGATACTATCGAGGATAAGAAGTTCTGGAGTAGTATTTGCGCATGGCGTAAGCCATACTTTATGAGCTACATCTACCCTGCTCAGATGCGTGATTACAAGCAGTATGTGGCCGCAGCTCGCAAGCGTATCAAGTGGGATGGATTTGCCGGTCTAGATGAGATTATGCAAAAGACCGTCAAGGACGATGTGGATGAAATGGTTATCCAGTATTACCTCTATCGGATGCCGGTCGGAATCAACTCTTGTACCATGAACCGCCTATGCTGGACTGTTGAGGATGAGCTGGAAGATTTTGAAGAAGAACTCAAGATAAAGCGCAAGTTTGATTACGACTTGCTCAAGTCTGGTGTTGAGTATACCAACTCTCAGTATTATGGCATCCGCTCTATCTTTAAGGACTACTTGAGGTTTGCTCGTGGTAACGCAATCCATTCTGGCAACGGAAACAATAATAAAGAAACCGGCGCAGATCGCAAGGAGCGCATTGCGCTGTATCAGGAAAGTATGTTCCGCAATCTTCATGACAAGTGTTCTAATGACGATGTGCTTTGCGACATTCTGCTTGATCTTTGTAAAAAGAATGCATCCAGTATTGCAATCGTCTGGGAGTTGTTTCATGATACTTTGATTAAACGCTTATTGGAACGCCATAATGGTATGGTGCATTCTCTTGTGCAGGATGAGAATGGCGATATTGAATATGACGGCAAGCGTTTCAAGGATGTGTTGGTTGACATGAATAGCAAGGAGGATGCGGATGATTGTATTGAATGAAGTTCTTTACGCTGAAGAGTGGCTAGAGAAGGATGTGCCTTGGAAGAAAGCGGGGCATGTTTTGCATTATGTAGCGAAGTATTATTTCTATAAGGGATACTCAAAGGATGACGTAAGAGAAAAGCTTAACGAGTATATGCTGCGTCATTTTGAAGGGTACAACAAGGTTCTAGATAGAGAGCTGATTGATAAAGCAATTGCTTCTGCAAAGGGTCGTCCTATGGTGGAACTTGATGGTGTGTGCATTACGAAGGCTGAGGTAGAGAAGATTCAAGCACTTGAAGGCAAGCAGATGCAACGCCTGATGTTTACGATGCTGTGTCTGGCAAAATACCATATTGCTGTTAATGAAAAATGCAACTACTGGATCACGGAAGATACGGCTGATATTTTCAGGATGGCAAACGTATCTGTAAACGAGAAAAAACAGAACGAGATGATCTGTGAGTTACATAATCTTGGCTTTATTGGGTTTGCTAGCTTGAAAAAGATTGACAACTTGAATATCCATGTTTTGATTGCAGAGCCTGACTCTCCTCATGAGATTTTCGTGGACGATTTTGAGAATGCTGGTATTTTATGGAGCCAGTATTGTGGGAAAGAATATATCAGGTGTGATTGTTGCGGAAAGATGGTTGCTCGCACCGGACGCAGACAAAAATACTGTCGTAAGTGCGCCAAAAACGTAAATATTGAGAAAACCGCACAAAATAGAAAAATGTTTGATTTATGAAATGCGGAAAAGCGTGATATTTTAACGTAGATACGTTATAATTTTACACATACAGAGTAAAACACAGTGCGGAAAGTCATGGTAGGGAGAGAGCGAGGACGCTTGTTTTCTTCCTACCTATTTTATTTTGAAAGGGTGTTTTACCTAATGATTGAAATCACTAAGTCCGAAGCGAAGGCTGTACGAAAGGTCTTCCCTCATGCTTGCATTGCAAAGACCCGTCACAAGCGGTATCTGGAAGAGTCTGCTCGATATCTTGAGTTGCTTCCTTTTAATATTGCCGCTGTCGAGATGCTGAAGCAGATGCAGCGTAACGCACGTTACTAATCTTTGAAAGAACGAGGTATAGACTATTGGACTTTGAAATTCAACTGCCAGAAGAGATCACCAACCTGATGAATGGTGGCGGTCTCCCCTCTCCTGAGATGATGAACTTCTATGTTGATGAGAAGGATCGCATATTCTTTATCGACTTTGAGATTGACCAATCTTTGATTGAAATTGAGCGAAAGATTCTGCAGTACAACCGTATTGATAAGGATACTCCTGTTGAGCAGCGTAAGCCTATTAAGCTGTTTATTTATAGCTACGGTGGCGAGCTGGATGCTATGTTCAGCTTTATTGATGTTGTTGCGCTGAGTAAGACTCCTGTTTGGACTATCAATGCAGGTATTGCAATGAGTGCTGCTCTTGTGATGCTTCTGTCCGGTCAGAAACGTTTTGCTCTGCCTCACTCTACCGCGCTGATTCACAGTGGATCTGGCGGTGCGCAGGGTACTTTTGAACAGTCTAAGATGGCTATGGACTACTATGAGAAGCAGGTTGTGAAGATGCGTGAGTATATTATGGCTCACTCTACTATTGACAAGAAGACCATGACCAAGAATAAGGCTAAGGATTGGTATCTGGATGCTAATGAACAGGTCAACTTTGGTATCGTAGATAAGATTTGCGATGATGTGGATGAGTTCAATTAAGGGAGAGTAAATATAGATATGGCTAAGAGAAAGATTCCCACTGAGATTCCTATGGAGAAGATTACTGATCCTGATCAGTATGGTTTTTACGGCATTTCTTTGGACCCTGAACAGCGTGTGTTTCGTGATGCAATTTGGAATCCAAACATTGATGTTGTGATCTGCAACGCTGCAGCTGGTTCTGGCAAGACGCTTATTGCGACTGCGACTGCAAATCTGCTTGTTCAGGCTGGCTATTTTGATAAACTGACTTACGTCGTGTCTAGTTATGGTGAGAAGCGTCAGGGTTATCTTCCTGGATCTATTACGGAAAAATCGGAAGTTTTCTTTGAACCTTTTTATCAGGCTCTGATTAAATGCAACGTTGACCCTAACAAGGTTATCAATGACGAGTCTATGGTAAACCAGAAGAATGGTACTGGTTATATTTCTTGTTTAACTCATACTTTCCTTCGTGGTACGAACCTAAGTGGAATAATTTTGTTGGATGAGAGTCAGAACTATACTCCAAAAGAGTTACAGAAGACTATTTCTCGTTGTGACGGTAGTGATGGAGAGAAGGTAAAATTGATTATCATTGGTCACGATTTGCAGTGTGATCTTGATAAGCCGTCCGACTCTGGCTTTATGCGTTGTCTCCAGCATTTTGCAAAGCATGATCGCGTGGCCGTATGTCAGTTGACTACGAACCACCGTGGATGGATTAGCCAGTGGGCTGACGAAATGGACGTGAGCTAATGTCTAAAATTATTACAAATGAAATATTTCAGGCTGATGCAAAACAGAAAAACTCAAAAGTAACAGTTCTTGGAACGTACACAAAGATGAGAGATTCTATTTTGGTGCGTTGCAACAGATGTGGGAAAGAGTATTTCACTCCAGCGCAAAGTGTTCTTAGTGGAAAAGGATGTAGATTTTGTGCCGCGAAAGACTTAGCAAGAACTAGGAAGAACAAATTGAAGTATGATGATGTAAAAACTGCGTTTGAAAAACGAGGATACACGTTACTTACAGGAGAGTCTGATTCATATTATCGAGTTCGTTATTTGTGTCCTATTCATGGCGAAATGGAGATGCTTTGGAACAATTTCTCTCGCGGAGCTGGATGCCGTAAGTGTGCAACTGAAGAAGTTGCTAAACGTCAGTATGCGGATTTCGATATGATTTCTGAAGAGTTCAAGAAGCGTGGGTACACATTGCTTTCAACTAAGGACGAATATCACGGAGCTTTTGAGAAACTTAGATATCTTTGTCCTATTCATGGTGAGCAACAGACTGATTGGAGTAATTTTCGAGCTGGCAAGGGATGCCCAGAATGTGCAGTTCATCAAAATGACAGTAGAGTCGCTATCGGTCTAAAAGAATACTGTAAAAAAATGTATCCTGATACCATCACGGAATATAAAGTAGTTAAGAATCCCGAAACCGACCGCTATATGCCGTATGATATTTACATTCCATCGGAAAATATTTTTTGTGAAGTTATGGGGCAACAGCACTATAAGAGAATTCCATATTTTCAGAGGAATGATAACGACTTTGAGAAGCAATTTGAGCGAGATAATATCAAAGAAAAATACGCTGATAAGCATGGTCGGTATATCGAAATTGATTTACGTCATATAAAAACTGTTGATGAAGCAATTGAGCAGTTTGAAAGTTTGCATAATAGCTGGATTAGTAAATGGGCAGCAATGTTAGATTTCTAATACAGAAATAAAATATAAGGGAGATTAAAATTATGGTTGCTAAGAAGAGTGTTGTTTTTAAGAACGCTATTATTGATACTGCCGAGGGTACTATCACCGAGATTACAAAGGACGGTGAAAATGTCTTCAATTTGAAGGAGGCTCTGGCAAAGTGGGATGGCATTGAGGGTGTCACCATCAATATTTCCACTTCTGATGAGCTGCTGGGCGACCCGGCTTGATGCCAATGGGTTGCTATAATAAACGGCCAGAAGAAACGAGCGATGACTTCTTTGTAAGAATCGGGAATGCCGTTCTGGCTAGAGAGTTAACTTGGGATGGCGCATCCAAGGTGCTCAATGATGAGTTGGGTAAGAATTTTGGTGAGTGCGCATATCGCAAGCGTTTTAAGGCATTCCGTGCGGGTATGCAATATCAGGAGTCCTTATCTAATAGAGATGTAGGAACCTGCATTCTGTCTATTTCCGACCTACATATTCCATTCCAGAAGCCCATCGAGACTTTTAGTGAGTATGCTGGAAAGATTGATATCCTTCAGATAAACGGGGATCTAGTAGACTGCAGCTCCATTTCTCGCTTCCTAAAAGTATATCGTAAAAGTCCAATGGAGGAAATCCTGATTGCTCGTCAGTATATGATTGACCTGATTGAAATGCTTCAGCCCAAGAAGGTTGTTATCAATTATGGCAATCATGACTTGCGTTTTCAGAATTACCTTGCTAAGAATCTAGACACCGACCTACTTGAACTGATGCCGAAGACATCTTTGGAGCTTATTTTTGTTGATGGTTTTAACCATTACAACAAGGAGCTTCATACCAAGGTTCATTACGACCCTTTGATTGAGGTGTTCAATGGTACTGGTATCGAGATTGTTTACAACGATACTTATTTCAGTCAGATTGGTGATACCGTCTTTGTGCATCCGCTGACTTACTCATCTGGGTTACTGAAGACTGCTGAGAAGGCATTCAGATACTTCCGTGATAACGGATTTAAGGATGTCAATGCAGTGGTTCTCGCTCATACTCACAAGTGCGGTCATTATGACATTGGTGATGGCGCTGTCGTTTACGAGCAGGGTTGTTGCTGTGAGTCTTCTAAAATGCAGTATGCCGAAGGCAAGTTAACTACTTCCCAGCGAGAGGGTTTTATTATTGTCTATCAGGACAAGGATGGAAAGTTGATTGAGAGTAAAACGCATATTGTGCGTTTGAATTAAAAGCGGTGACACCCTACCAATAAGTGGGTAATTAAAAAAGAAGTACGACCGCAAGGTCTGCTTTGGGACATCATTTGTTGTCTCCTTTTCTATGGGCTGGGGTGATTGCTCCAGCTTATTGTGCCAGTGTAGTTCAGTTGGTAGAACGCGGGTTTTGTAATCCCGATGCCTTTATGGATTTCGCATGTTCAAGTCATGTCACTGGCTCCATGCCACTTTAATTCAGTAGATAGAATAATGTGTTCGTACCACATATGTCGTAGGTTTGATTCCTACAGGTGGCTCCAAGCTGTGCGGTCAATAGTTGCTACCGCCTAGACCAACTTAATCTATGGATGATTGGATGCAAAGTAGTTCTGCGGAATGAAATGATAAGCTATTCGTGTTTCGCTACGTTAATGCGAAGGTTTAAAAACAAGCGTTTTATCAACACGAGAACAATTCAACTAGCTCGGATGGCTTGATGGATGCTTGTTTATATGGGGATGTAGCTCAGTGGCTAGAGCGCGGGAAACTGATCAACCTGAGAGGCCGAGGGTTCGAGTCCTTCCATCTCCATGACTATATTGCTACTCCCTACTCTTCGAAAACAAGAAGCAGCAATATATGGAAAGTGGGGCTATTATGGCATCATGACAGAGTTTGGTTTATTGCGAATGGCCTGAACCCATTTGTGCCGTAAGGCACCGGAGGTTCGAATCCTCCTGATGTCGTGTCCTTCTCCCGGAGGGCTTGTAATTAAAACCGGTTCCCTACCACCGGCTAAAAGGTAGGTTTTATAACGCAGGTGATAGTGCCGATGTACTAACCAGCCTCATAAGCTGTGTTTGGGTGGGTTTGACTCCCACACCTGCACCCAGCATCTCCCCTTTTGCAAGCCTGCCGTCAGTTTTCTACTCCATCTGGCGGTAGGTTTATTTTGATTATTATGCCGGTTCGCTGGCAGGGCGAGGTATGTTCACGACATTTGCGTCGGTAACATAGCAAGCTCACATAGATGATTAGTCTCTCACTCGCTTACTTGCAGTGTGTACCATGTGAGAGACGCTTTTTAAGAACAGAACCTATTAAGCCTCTCAACGATGCGTATCATGATAGGTCTTTTATAGAAGGAAACACTCTCGGCTTCTGTTTTGCAAGCACATTAGAGAGTGTATTTTGTTGCCGTAGAATGTGCGCACATCCTACGGCTTTTATTTTGATTTTGAATGGAGGTGTTTGTTTGCCTAGAAAGAAGAAGGTTGTTGAAGAAGATATCGTTCTGACAAACAAGCCAACTTACCATTGTTGTCGTTGCGGTGATGAAAAAGAAGATCCGGTAGGAACTTTTTATCGACTACCACATAGCTTACTTTATAAAGCAAATGACTGCTATGCGCCTCTTTGTAAGAAGTGCGTGAATAGTCTTTTTGATGAATTTAAGACAAGATATGGAAGTGAACGTACTGCTTGTATCTTAATGTGTCATCTTCTTGATGCTCCGTTTTACAATTCTCTTTTTGATTCGGTTGTATCTCATAATAATAATTTCTCCGTAGGTTTATATCTTCGCCAACTAAATAACAAACAGTTTCAGTTTCAAAACTTCTGCACTACGATTACCAGTGGAGAGCTGAATAAAACGGCTGTTGACATTCAGGAAGAGAAAGAACAGAAGTGGTCTAAGATTGAGATTCAAGCAAAAGATGACTGTATTTCTGTTATTGGGTACGACCCATTTGATGGTTATAACGAGGGCGATCGTCGCTATTTGTTTAGCGAACTCATCAAGTATTTTGAGGATGGTATTGAGGACGACCCGTTCAAACTATCCCAGATTGTTCAGGTCGTGAACAACAACAACCAGATACGTCAAATCGACTTGCAGATTGCTCGTTTGAACCCAATGAATTCGGCAGAAGCAATTAAGAGCCTGAATGATATCAAGGTTAAGCTGGTTTCAAATAACGATAAAATTGCCAAGGAAAACGAGATTTCTGTCAAGAATCGTTCCAACAAGGATGCCGGACGTAACACACTTACCTTCTTAATGAAGGATATGCGTGAAAAGGATATTGCTGGTGCAGAAGCAAACTTCTACGACCAGTTACGGTCTCCGGGCACTCAATGGGCGGCAGATATGAGTGTTAAGGCAATCAAGGAAAATGCTTTCTTTGACGAAAACGACATGCAGGAAATTTTCGATACACAGAGAGAATTGATTGATAAGTTCCAGAAAGAAAGTGATGACGCTAAGGAAAAATACAGACTGTCTCTTATCGAGAATCAACGGCTCAAAGAACTGTTGGAAGATGCCGGTATTGATGCAAGTGCAAAAGATACGGATGGTGATGCCGTATGAGAATGAAACAAAGAGCGCCTATTATTACAGCCGCAAAACGTAAGATTTATGAGTGTGATGCGGCAACGATTGCATTCTATCGTCGGAATCCTGTTATTGCTGCCAGAGATTTGTTGGGCATCCAACTATTCGATGCACAGGCATACATGCTGGAGCAAAGCTGGAATGCAAGTCATGTTCTTTGGGCGTGTAGTCGAAACTTTGGTAAGTCCTTTGTTGGGTCAGTCTTCATTCTACTGAAGGCTATATTGTATGAAAACCAAGCTATTTATATTGTAAGTAGCGTTGGTGATCAGAGTAAGGTAAGTTGCCTCACATATACAGAGATGTGTGTGTGCTTCTTGGTTAATTGCAGGTAATTGGTAAAGCTCTACACTAAAGCGGAATCGGAAACGATAAACGTAAATGTGCGAAAGCAGAAAAAACGTAGAGATGAGTTATGCTGAAATAAAATCGTCTTATGATGTGCTAAGGCTCGTAATAATCCATGTTCATGCAGCCACTACCCGTAACGTCTATATGACAGGGTGAGGTTCAACGACTATCTCCTTGTGGGAGAGTAAAACCGCAAGCTTATGGCGGAGGAAAAATCAAGCTCCAAATTTATTTTGGATGATGAAATAGTCTATTCACGACAAGAAATTGTGTGGTCGTTTATGCGGCAATGTACAGTTGCGATGTACATTAAATACATTCAGAAACTTTTAATAAAATCGAAGAAATTGTAACTCGCGCTGGCAAGACGGCAGCGTCTATTCGTAGTCTGCAAGATATTGCAGAGAAGGAAACGAAAAAGTCTGCGACGAATAAGAGTGGTTTTAGTCATAATCCCGCCGGGTATGTTGTTGAGTTTTATAATGGTAGTTCCATTAGTACACTGAACTCCAACCCGGATAGTGCAAGAAGTCGCCGTGCCAGTCTTGTGTTTTTTGATGAGGCAGCGTTTTGTGCTGACGAATTGATTGTTGTCTGTGAAGCATTTGCAACTCAGAACACAGACTTCGTGACTGATACAGACGACAGCTATAATCCAGAGACACAACCGCGCAAGGTTCCTACTCAGCTTGTGTATGCTTCGAGTCAGGATACGATGGACAAACTATTCTATCGTTATTATAAGAATTTTGCAAAACGTATGATTGCCGGTGACCGTGATTATTTTGTTTGCGACATGATTTGCGATGTTGCAATTCAGGTCTATATGAATGGAAAACCATACAAGGCTCTGTTGACAAGAGATAAAGTGGAAGCTGCTCTCAAAAGCAATGCGTCTAAAGCACGCAGGGAATATTTTAATGTTCCAGAGCGAGATGGTGGAGTGAATCAAATTGTCAAGTGGGGCACGGTGCGACGTAATGAACGTAAATACCTACCGCAACTATATTGGGACAAACAATATAAATATGTAATTGCCTTTGATCCTGCTCGTACCATGGATAACTCTATCGTATCGGTCATGCGTATTTATAATGACCCTGAAAATGGTATGTGTGGGGACATCATCAACTGTGTAAATATGGTTGATTTGGCAAATGCGAAAAAATACAAAATGGACTCAAATCGCCAGATTGATGAATTGCGAGATATTATCCTTCACTATAACGGTCAAAATCCAGATTATGAATATATTGATACTCTAATGGTTGATCAAGGTGCCGGTGGTGGTGGTACTTCTACTTATGCAGATGGTTTGCTTAATAACTGGACTGATAAATCCGGTACAGAACATCGTGGATTTATTGATGCAAACCATGAGCTTTACGAAGGGTATGATGCTCGTTACCCTGATGCTGTAGATAAATTGCGGTTGATTAGTCCGCGTAAATTTCGTTCTGTTATGTTTGAAGAGCTTATTGAGTTGATGAATCTTGGTGTTATCCACTTCCCTCTTGAATATAACGGTGGAGATTATGTTCAGGTCGTGGATGGAGTGGATAAAACAACCGGTCAGGAAATATTGAAAACACACGAGCTTTCTTTGGAAGAGCAGACTTCGTGGGTCAACATTGACCTCATGAAGAATGAGATTACGAGTATGCAGAAGACTACAAATCCAGAGAATACTACGGTTACTTATGCTCTTCCACCAGACCGAATTCATAAGATGCATGATGATCGCGCGTACACACTTGTGTTACTCGCCCATCGTTTGTACGAATTACGTCGTAAGGATAAAGTGCGCCAGTCTGCGGTGGAGACAATGACTACTCCGCCGATTTGTATTTCTAACATTGACTTCTAAGCAGAGGAGGTGAAAATGTGGCAAGAAAGAAAAAGGAAGATTTTGATGTCGTGACTGCTTCACAGACAGATGATGGTACTGTTGTTATTACCTCTTTGAATGAGCTTTCAGAAGAGAGAATGAATAACGTCATCCGAAATGCAGTTGCGTCTTATGACCCTGAAAACAAGCAGTATAGTACATACCTGAAAATTTCAGCCTCCTCTGAAACGTTGACGGTTGACAGAATTGATGAACTTGCACGAGGGTTACAGTCAAGCCTGACGAATGTACAGACGGTTAATGGAATCATCCGTAACTACATCAATAAAGATGACCTGATTGGTATTACCTATGATGCGATTGAGGCAAATGTTAATACGGAGTTTAAATGCAGTTTCGCACAGTTTCCTGAACAGCGTAATAAGACAAAACAGGTAAATTATGCCCGTGAAGTGATTGATGATTTCAACACACAAATCAATGTGCGAAGTCTGCTGCGTGCTGCTATTCCGATGACTTACGCAGAGGGCACTTATATTACATATCTGCGTCAGAAGGATGAGAACTACATTGTAGACTACTACCCTCTTGGTATTGCTGAGATAAGTGATTACCTATCAAATGGACAACCTGTTGTGCTTATCAACATGTCTAAGCTGAAATCCGCTTTGAGCAAATCTATGCTGAAGGATAAGAAGAATAAAGCACTGTTCTTTGAAAATCAGGAAACTGAGATTCAAAACAACTATCCAGACGAGGTGTATCAGGCATTTAAGAATGGTGATACATATGCAAAATTGGATGTTGACCATTGTGGTGTGATTCGTATTGGCAACATGGGGCAGAAATATGGTGTCTCTCCCCTGTTCCGCGCATTACGTCCGGCATTGATGCTTGAAACTTTTGATACTTCAGACCGTGTAAATGCTAAGGCAAAGGCGAAGAAAATCATCTGGCAACAGCTTGACCCTGAGTTGATGGGCCCAAACAAAGATAAAAAGGGCTTCTCTGAACAAGTGACGGCGCACGATAACCTGCTGCGTGCATGGAAACAAAATACCGTGCTTGTGACGACCGCTCCTTATGTAAAGGATATCAAGTATGTTGAGCCAAAAGTTGAGATGACAAATATCGAGACTGTTAAACAGTATCGCAACCGAGAGATGGCTGCTTTGGGGATCAGTTTCTTAAATACCGACGGTCAGCAGACTGTTTCAACTGCAAAAGTGTCTCTTGACCAGTTGATGAAAAATATCGGTAAAATTGCAGAACAGATTGAGGATGTATTAAAGCGATGGTATCGTATTCGCCTTGAAGATGCAGGTGTAGATTCAATGTACTGCCCTGATGTGAAGGTCTCTACTACTGAAATGATGGGTATGGAGATGAAGAAGGCGATTGCTCAGTTCCTGTTTACCACTTTGAACTGTTCTTACAAGACTGCTTACGAATATATGGGACTTCATGCTGAGGACGAGCTACGCAAGCGTCAGGCTGAAACCGAGGAAGGTTATGACGATGTGTTTGTGGCTCGCCAGACCTCTTATACATCGACCGGTAGTTCCGGCGGTGGTAGTGACAGTGATAAAAAGACAGGCCGTCCAAAGGGCGAGGAAACTGAAAAACAAATTTATGATCAGCAAAGAAATGAAGATAGTAAGTGAGGTGATGAACGATGAGTAAGGAGTATTTCTATAGTAGAAACATCTGTTGCTCTGAGATTACGGAGCATCCAGACCACTATCTTGCCAAGTTTGTCATCTGTGATTTCTCAGTAAATGGGAATCAGGTTGCTTTAAACCGTGACACCATTGAAAGTTGGATGAGTACATTGGTTGGCAACCCGCTTGTTGGTAAGTTGGTCGTAGCTCCAAAGGGTGAACTGGATTTTTCCGGTCACAATATGAAAGTCGTCACCAGAAAAGACGACGATGGCAATGAATACAAGACTGCCGAATTTGACACTGATGCATTCGGTAGTTTTCAGTCAGTCGGTATCGAGAAAATTGACGATACCGACTTTATTGTTGCCTCTTGTAAGATCTGGAAGCGATATCCAAAGGCTTGTGCGACGATTCTGCGCCGTATTGAGAGTGGCACGTTGAACACCAGTTGGGAAATTGATGTGCTGAAAGCTCATAAGGGAATCGTGGGTGGCCGCATGGCAAAAATTATTGACGATGGCGTGTTTACTGCACATTGCTTGCTTGGTGCAAATGTTGAACCGGCATATAAGTGCTCTAAACTGCTTGAAGTCGCTGAAACCGATTTTGGCCTTGAATTGGCAAATGCCTATATCGAGGATACAAAAGAGATTTCAAATATAGAATCTAATGAAAAGGAGGCAAAAAATTTGAAACTGAATAAGGACAAGGAGACTCAGACCGCACAGGTTGAGAATCCAACCGAGACTGAGCAGGCAGAGCAGACCGTTACTGAGTCTACCACCGAGCCCACCACTCCGGCAGAGCCTAATGTTCAGACTTCTGAGGAAGGCGGTGAAACCCCTCCCCCGACTGAGCCTGAAACCGGTACTGAGCCTGCTGGTGAGCCAGAGCCGGAGTCTACCACTGAGACTTCCAGTCTGACTGATCGTGATCTGTATATGAAGCTTGAAGATGCAGTGTCAAAGATTAGCTCTGATTACTACATGACTGATGTGTTCCCTGAAGATCACACTATCTGGTGCAAGAAGTGGGGCTACATGAACGAGCTAGATTACATTATGTTCCCTTATACTGTTGAGGGCGATGAAGTTTCTCTTGGCGAGCCGCAGAATATCACTTTGACCGTTTCTATTTCTGATGTCAATACCAAGATTGCGGAGTTGAATAACACTATTGCAAGCCTGAACACTGAGTTGCAGAGTGCAAAGGAAGAGGTTGCTTCTCTGACTCCATATAAAGATCAGGCAGAGAAGGAAGAGGCAGAAAAGGCGGCTGCGGAACTTGCACAGAAAAAGGAGGATTTGCGTCAGTACGCAATCTCCAGCAATATGATTACTGAAGCTGAAGTTTCCGAGGGTGGTAACTACGCAAGTCTAATTGAGGATCTGAACGAGACCGGCATTAAGAGTGTGATTGCCGAGCGTTGCGTTGAAGCCGCCAAGAAGGCTTCTGCTGAAAAGAAGATTGAGACCTCTGAGGTACATAAGTCTGAGAGTATCAAGCTGAATTTGAATGAAACCAAATATAACACCACTAACGCTAACAAGCGTGACGCATGGCGGGAATATTTGGGTAAGTAATAACATTTGAGAGAAAGGAAAAATATTATGATTCGTGAACTGATGGTGAACGGCGCGAAGAATATTCCCGCTAACTATGCCGCAAAGGTCGCTATGGTCACCGGTATGGGTGTTCAGGTTGACCACAAGGCTGGTCAGGTTAAGTTCCCTGACGCAGCTACCGCTGAGGGCATCGAGATGGTTGCCCATGAGTTTATCCCGGATGGCATTTATGCAAGCCAGACTAATTTTGATGACTATGATGAGATGGTCACCAAGATTGAGGCAGGTGCGCTGGTGAAGCGTGTTCCTCTGTATGCTGGTGAGCTGTATGGCACCGACCAGTATAAGGCTGCTGATGCACAGGATACTAACATCGGCAAGCTGCTGGAGGTCAACACTGACGGTAAGTGGCAGGTTGCTACTACTGGTACTTCTCGTTTTGAGTTTGCTGGTGTGATGGACGACAACGGCCACAAGCTGATTATGATTAGTGTGCTGCCCGAGGCAAAGACTGTTGCTTGATTGAGAGAAAATCTTGAATATGATACGTGAAATTTAAGGCTATCGTCTTTTGGCAGTAGCTCTTTTATTTTGCGCGAAGAGAAAGGAAATGAATTATGGCACTGGATATTGAAGTGGCCGAGCTGATGAAGCAGCCTGGTCGTGTTTATGAAGTTGCTGAGAAGACTCAGTACAATCGCGCTATGGATGCCGAGGACAAGGAAATTGCTGAGGTTGTTGGCGCTCATGTTGAGGAGCTGATTGACAAGGGTGACCCCAACAAGGAGATTGCTCAGTTTGTTAACCGCACCGTGACTGATGAGCTGTATGGTGCACCTGATGAGTTGCTGGACTCCATGTTTGAGCGTGGTAATGTTGGTGAGTTTGATGACTACGAGGCAGGTCGTACTGTTAAGAACACTCTGAAGGCTTATGATGCAGCTAAGGGCGGCAACGTGCCGAAGTCTTACCTGCACTACGAGACCATTAAGCCCGTCTGGCGTAATAAGCAGATTGAGGCTGATCTTAGCTTTGTGGAAGTAAGACGTAATGCTTGGAAGAGTGTGGCAACTCTGACTACCTTTATGACTGAGGCTCTGAAGAACCAGATGTTCTATGACATCTTCAGCATGGTTGATGACGCTATCACTGGTGGCGAGCAGAAGATCGATGCACAGGGTAAGGAGCCCACTATGCAGGATATGGACGCTCTGGCTCTGTATCTGAATGAGTATGCCGATGGTGGTAATCCCTTCACTGTCAGCCTGATGAAGTATTGTGCTAAGATGCGTCGTATGACCGGTTACGCTGAGTATCTGTCTGACGCAGCTAAGGATGAGTTTAACCGTTATGGTCTGGTTAAGACTTATGATGGTGTTGCTATCACTGGTATTAGCTCTGCTAAGAAGCTGGGTGATGGTTCCCTGCTGATCCCGGATCGCAGAATTTATGGTATTGCCGGTCGTATCGGGCGCCTTGACATGAAGGGTGAGACTCATACTTACGAGGATCACGACAACAATAACGAGAAGATCCATCTGATGGTCAAGGACTTCACCTTCGGCTATAGCATTGATCACATCGAGCGTGTTGCTAAGATTGTTCTGCAGTAATTTTTTACCAAAGACAAATCTGGGCGGAGACTTTGCGGTCTCCGCTTTTATAGAAAAGGAGACAAATTATGAGTTCCGTGATGGAAAAGAAGTTTATTGACGTTCTGAACTGCGACGATAACGTGGTTACCATTTCGTCACTGAACGGTAAGGGCTATACTTTCGAGCCCGGCAGCGTGGAAGAGCCTTGTGTGATTCCTATTCCGCCGGAGGAAATCATGTATATGAACAGCACTTGTTCTGCGTTCAAGAATGGTGTTCTGCGTTTTCGCCCTGAAGAGCAGAATGAAATTTTTAAGGCTATTGGCATTAAGGGCGACGATGTTTTGTTCATTGAAGATATTGATGATGCGATCCTGAATCCCACCGTTGAGAATCTTCAGCGAATGATTGACATTAAGGATGGTGCTCAGTTTGAGCGTATCCGTGGTCGCTTTTATCGTATGACCAATGCCGGTGAAGACCTGTCTACTAAGGTCAAGCGTCTGATCGATGAGCGTTACAAGGAGCTTCGTGCTGGCAAGCGTAATAGCGAGTTGTCTGTTGTGCCTGCAACTAAGCCTGTCGATAATGTTCAGGCAGAGCTTGAGGCCGCAAAGAACCAGCTTGCTGAAATGCAGAAGCAGATGCAGGCAGCACTGGCACAGATGCAGGCTATGATGGCTGGCGCACAGCCTGTTGTACAGGATAGCTCTGCGGAAAAGACTGCTGTTAAGCGTGGCCGTAAGAAGGCAGAGGCAGAAAAGGCGGAGGTCGTTCCCGCCGAGTAAGATTGGAGGGATAGTGTGACCGCATTTTCGGAAATATACGACAAGTTCTACGAGCTGGTTGAAACTGATAGCAATTTCTTTCAGTATTTCGACTTGAACGAAAATGAAGTAAGAAACCTTGTGCATGACCGTGCAAAGAGTTATTTAATGGAGTCGCTTTCTGTTATTTTCAGAAATATTGAACCTGAAGAGAATTTTAGCTTTGATGATTATGATTCTGAGTTAGAGGAATTCAATTCAGATCTTACCTACGACGAAATTGATATGCTTGCACACCTGATGCTGGAGCAGCATTTCAAACGAGAGTTTGGAAAGCTAAAGGCATTTAGTGCACAAGACCTTCCTACAAGTTTACAGGTATTCTCCCCTGCTAATGAGCGTGCGAGTATTCGTGCTCTTGTGAAAGACATCCATGAGGAGAATATGACGATGTTGGACAATTATATGGCAAAAGACCGCTCGACCCGTAAGCGTAAGACCATCGACTATGATACATACGCTTCCTACTCTGAGTAAGGAGGTATACCGATGGACTTTTATACGAGGGCACGAGCTGTTGGTGGTGCCGCAAAGATGTCTGATAAAAAAGATGTCAAAATTGCTTTTGCAAAGCGTGACTTCGCCGCACACTTTAAGGATAGTGTTGACTACGAGGATAATACTCTAGTGAATGGTTTACCTCAGAAACTGGTCGTCAGCCGTAGTAACAGTGTAGCCAAGGAAAAGAAGATTTGGGCTTATCCCGGTGATTCTTTGAATCTTGGTGATATTGTTGACTGCTACAACTGCAAATGGCTAGTAACTGAGATAGAACCAAATGATGAGATTTTTCTTCGTGGAAAAATGGAGCTTTGTAACCGTCAGATTCAATGGCAAAATCCAATTACTGGTGAGATAGTCTCTCGCTGGGCAACACTGAGTAAACCTTATTATGCAAATAATAAGGAACTTATTGTGACTTCGCTAAGTCAACGTGAGTATAAAGTGCAGATGCCTTTTGATGACGAGACTGCACTAATTGACCTTGATAAACGCTTTATGCTGGAAATTATCAATGGAGAGCCGAAAACGTATGTTACGACTTCTGTTGACCAGAGTACAGAGCGTTACGAACTGCATGGCAAGACACAGGGGTTCCTTGTGTTGAATATCCGGCAGGATCAGTACAACAGTAAGACGGATAATGCCGAAAAGATGATTTGTGATTATTTTGAGCCGAATAAGAGTGATGAGCCGGATTCGGATTCTCAGGTAACAGCTACTATTAAGTACGCAGGCAAGCCGGAAGTTCGTGTTGGTGGCTCTTGGAAGAAATTCACTCCAGTGTTCACAAGTATTACGGGTGAAGATGTTGCGGAAGTTGCAAAGTGGAATTTTATTTGCCTTAATGAGTTTAAGAGCTTTGTTGAAACACAGGTTGCTACGGATGATGTTTTCAAAATTCGTATTTTGAATAATAGTATCATGGATGGCGCAACTGTTAGGATTTCTCTTGCAAATGCGGATGGCACGGCAAATACATCCATCGAATGTAAGGTGGTGAGTTTGCTGTGACAACGAGTGAATTGATTACGGACTACAAAAACAAATTAGCTTTAAAGTTGGTCAATACTGATGGGCTTGTTGAAGCGATGGGTAATGACGATATTGAAGAGCCTGACGAGGCGATTTATACATACATCTTCCCGTACTTCCATATTCCTGACACGATTGAGGCAGCGCACAGCTATATTTGTTTTAAGGTAAACATGACTGATCGCAGTAATGTCAACGACTGGTATGAAAACTTCACGCTTACTGTGTGGGTTATTGTGAACCAAGCGTTGATGAAGATGAAGGGTCATGGCGGTGCAACACGAGTTGACTATCTGAGTGGTCTTGTGGAAAAAGAACTACACGGCAGTACAATTTTTGGAATCAAGCAACTTAAAATCACATCCAACATTGAGGACAACATGGATTTGCACCATCGTGTGCGAATTATGACGTTCAAGACGCAGGATCTGGATGACCTTGTGGGGTGTGGCTGATGGAGCTTCGGGAAATGTACGAGCCAAGCTTGATGCGCGGAAGAGACTTTAAAATCAACGACAAAATTACGATTCACATGCCTTCGGTCGGTGACATCATCGATTATGGTGAGCAAAAGTATTTTCAGTTGGTTTACTTATTCTGTTCTACATCAAGCGATTATAAAGCACAGCTTGACTCTGTTGGGGTTGATTGGCAGAAGGTTTCGGATTTTGAAATGTTCCGGCAACTTTTTATAGGCAATAAAAATCAGGACATGTCTATTTTGCTTGGCAATATGGATACTTCTGGGTTTATGATGGCAAAAGATAACATAAGTGGTGAGATTGTCTTGCACAACAGACTTACGGACACTCGTATTGACCATGTGGTGTATGAAACAATTTCTCAGTACCTATGTGCCGCAAATGGAATTGAAAAGCATTCTGAATTTGCTGCTGACGAACCAACAAGAATTGCAATGATAGAGGAAGCCAGAGACAACTTAGAGTATCAGAAAATAAAGCATTATGAACCACACCTTGCGGAGCTTGTACTCTCAATGGCGTGTTCATCTGGCTTTAAAGCAGATTACTTCAAGGCTATGGATTACCCTATGAGTGTGTTTATGAATCATGTAAGGAAGATTCAGCAAATAAAAAGTTACGACAATACGATGCATGGCGTTTACGCTGGCACCGTGGAATTTGGAAAGATTCCAAAAGCACAACTGGATTGGACGAGCAAGGTTGATTGATTAGCCTTGCTCTTTTATTTTATCCAAATAAATTGAAAGGAAGAATATTATGAGCGATTTTAATTTCAATGAGGTCGTTATTGACCGCGTTCATCGCATTCACGAGTATGACCTGAATGGCAAGCGTCTGTGGACTATGAATCAGGTTAAGGATTTCAAGCTGACTCTGGGCGGCGAGACTGTTTATGCTCAGGATGCACAGGGCGTTAACATCATGGCATTCGATAAGAGCAAGACTGCAGAGGCAGATTGGTCTAATGCTCTGATGCATCTGGGTGCTCTGGCAGAGCAGATGGGCTCCAAGAAGGAGGTTGCTTCCTCTGAGGCAAAGCAGGTCTTTACCACTGTTGAGTATCTGACTTCTGCTGACGGCAAGAAGCTGACTCTGACCCATACTCCCAAGGCTGCTGTTGCAAATGCCCCCTTTAAGTACATCGATCTGGTCGATGGTCAGGGTAATGCACTGAAGACCTTTGAGCTGGGCGAGACTGCTGAGTCTCAGTTCTCTGTTACTGGCACCGAGGTTACTCTGCCCACTGGTGCAAACCTGAAGGCTGGTGACCGCTTTGTTGTGAAGTATCAGTACGAGAGCGAGGAGGGCGTTGCTATCAATGATAGCGCCGACAAGTTCTCTGCCGAGGGCGAGTTCGTGATTGAGGCATTCTGCTACAATCCCTGCGATAAGGCAAACAAGAAACTGATGCGTATCATCTTCCCGAACGCTAAGATGGACAACGCAATCGACATGACTCTGAATAATGAGCTGACTCACCCTGTTAAGATCAGCGCAACTCAGGAGTACTGCTCTGACGATAAGCGTCTGTTCCGCATCGAGACGGCAGCTGCCTAATGGCAAATCTGAATTGGTGCCGTACTTGCGGAAAAGAATATCCGGTTTGCCCGCATTGCGAGCAGGATGCGCGTCTTAATCCTTGGCGAATGATTTGCGACACTGAGCCGCACTTTCTTGTGTGGACTGCCGTAAATCAGTATCGTCAGGGAATTATTTCAAAAGAGACTGCAAAGGCAGACCTGACTACTCTTTTGATGCGCAAGTATAAGAATGTTACGGAAGCCGAGGTAGAAACTTTTATCCCTGCTGTTCGTGATGTTTTCCATGAGATCATGGATGAGCCTGTAATGGCTGAAAATGAATCATCTAGTGATGTAAAGGATGAGACGCCCGTGAAGCCGGTAGTTAAGAAAACATCAAATCGTAAGGGGCGGGCATAACCGCCCCTTCGTTTTTCGTGGTGATTTTATGGAGAAAAAGAGCAGAACAAAGTTTAATGTCAGTAAGAATCCAGCAGATAGAACATATGACGGAGTAGTTTATGATAGTAAGGCAGAAATGTTGTTTTATCGAGATATTGTATTGCCAAGGCTGGCAAGCGGCGAAATTGTAGAGTGTCGTAAGCAAGTCCCCTTTCTTCTGCAAGAAGCGTTCCGCCGGGTCGATAAGGACGGAAAGGATGTAGCGGTGCGGAAGATTGATTATATAGCGGACTATGAACTTACATATCGAGATGGCAGCAAACAAGTGATTGATACGAAGGGGTTCGCTGATAGTGTTGCGCTGATGAAGCGCAAGATGTTCTGGTTCAAGTATCCTGATGTAGATTACCGCTGGATTACATACTCCAAAATTGATGGAGGCTGGGTCGATTATGACGACCTAAAAAAAGCTCGAAAAGAGCGAAAGAAATTAAAGCAAGCACAGACGAAAGGGAGATAAAATGAAGGTTTTAAATTTTCAGGAGCGAATCGACTTCGTGAAAGAGGTCATTGAGATGTGTACTGTTCAGGACGATTATCAGCCGGCGCTGTTTGATGTGGCATTTCAGCTGACCTGCCTGAAGTATTTTGTTGGTTATGATTATCGTAATGAGCCGCAGACTGAGTGGCCGCGCATTGCTTATGAGTCTTTTAATATGAAGATTGAAGCTGCAGGTTGCAATACCGCTGTGTTCTGGGATCAGTATGATTCTCTGGAGAAGGCAGTGCAGGAGCGTGTGCAGCGTTCTCACGATGAGTATCTGACTCTGGCAATTTGCAACAAGCGCGATGCGTTTGCCGAGTTTATTGATTACCTGAAGGATTATCTGGATGAGGCAAAGAAAAGTCTTGGCGACTTTGATGTAAATCAGGCGTCTCAGGTTATGTCTGCCATGCTGGACAATAAGCAGGAGATCTCTGCTGTGCTGGCAAAAGATAAAAAGGAATAAACACTTTTAGAGGTGGGTTGGAGGGAATTTTAATATGGCTACAAGAAGTAAACCGCTGAAGTTATGGGATGCTGAGAAGTTCAAGAACGTAAACCCAGTGTCTTTGAAATACTGGGATAGATATGAGACTGATATGGGCATCCGTGACCTCAGCCCGTCTACTGTTTACAATTATGAATCGGATTTCAAGCAGTGGATGATTTATGTTCTGGACAATTAGGGTAACGCCCCCGTGACTGAACTTGAGGAAGAGGATATTGAGGAATTTCTTTTCTATTGTAAGAAGCACGGAAATAACTCTGCTCGTATGAAGCGGCGCATGAGCACGATTTCTGCGCTATACCGGTATCTTCGCAAGAAGAAAATTATTAAAGAAAATCCGATGGAGTTCATTGACCGACCGACAAAGGATGTGGCTGTTGTGAAGCAGACATATCTTACGCCGGATGAGGTCAAGTTGATGCGAGAGAAACTGAACGCTCTGGTTGAATCTGCGACCACCGTTCATATGAAGGATAATGCGATGACGCTGCGTCTGTACGCATTGTTCTCGCTATCCACGATGGCCCGTGTTAACGCTGTGCGGAATACACTCTGGAAGTCTATCGATTATGAGAACCGTATGGTACATGATGTTATGGAGAAGGAAGGAAAAATTGTTGATCTGATGTTCAGTAAGGAAGTTTCTGAACTTTTGAAAGAGCTGAAGGAATACCGCACTGAGCATGATATTGAGGATGGTGGATATGTGTTTGTTGGTACGAAAATCAATGGCGCATGGATGCCGATTACTTCGAGCACGGCTGGTGATTGGTGTAAGAAGATTGGTGAGATGATTGATGAGCCTACGCTGCATCCGCACGATTTCCGGCACAGTGGTGCTACCCTGCTGAAGAATGCTGGTATGAGTCTGGAAGATGTCTCTTCCCTGCTTAACCATGCTGGCACGGATGTGACCAACAAGTATTACATTAAGAAGGATACGACGAAGATTCAGTCTGCAAAGGATCGGTTTGAGATTTGAGGTGGATTGAATGAAGCAGGCGTATACGAATTTTGATGACTTAATGAATGATATATCTGATGGGGTTGAGCGTATTGTTCGTGATGATGTTGCGCCACAACTAGAGGCACGTTTGCTTGAGAGTGCTAAGGAAAATATTCATCCAAAATATGGGCTTTCCGGAATTGCTAAGGCAGAAAATATTGTTAGCAATGTTTCTCGCGATGGAAACGTAATTTCACTGATTGTTAAGGATATTGCCAAACCAGAGCTATCAGTTTTCCTTACTGATAGCACAGATCGTTCTGAAGTTCAGTATGGAATAGACAAGCGAAATGGGCTTAATGACGACCCAAGAGCCGTTAATATTGGATTTAATGATGAAGAAGACGAGGCTGTTGGTGGAACTATGTTCGCAAATTGGATTGAGCATGGATTGTGGATGGACTTAGCGTACTATTTTAAAAATGGTAAAGCAAAAATGAAACGTCCGAAAAGAGAATTCATTAAGCCTGTTCAACTTGAGGCTGCAATGATTGTTAAGACGGCTTTACATGGGTTGTAAAAGCCATCTTTTATGAGGATTTATTTGGAATAAAATTCAATGAGAGGAGGGCTGGCTTTAAGGAGCTGGCCGCTTCTCTTTTTTGTTTTGAAAGGAATGTTGAAAATGGAAAAGAGAGGTGACCAACGGTATGGCGGATAATACAAACAACGCAAGTAGTGCTGATACTTCCTCTGTAACGGCCATAAAGGTCAAGGTCGTTCTTGATACTACTACCGAGGAGTTAAAAAATCAATTTAAAGGAGTTCAAAACAGTTTTAAAAAGGCTCCTGTGGAGATTGCTTTTGGTGTAAACGAAGGCGCAACCATCGGCAATGTTAATGCCGCATTGAAGCGAATCATTAAAAAGGTAGAGTCTCCAAAACTCACTTTGAAAATAGATGAATCTAATATTGATGCTGCTGTAAAAAAGGCTGTTGATAAAGCACAGTCTGGCGCGAAAAATGCGAAAGCCGAAGTCAAAGTAAACTTAAACACTAATGAAGCGAAACAAAAACTAGATGCTTTTTACCGAAGGGTTCAAGAAAAAGGTTCTCTTTATAAGGATGCTCTCAAACTTGAATCGTCTGGTAAGAATCAGCCAGAGTTAGAAGAGGTTTTACGTCAACTTCAAGCTGTTAGAAATGAAGCTGGTCGGCTGCGTACAGAACTTGTAAACATTCTTCCGACGGAAGAGTTTAGCAAAATTTCCGAAATTGAACGAGCAACAACTAATAGTATTTCTAGGCTTGAGGCTCGGCTTCAAGGGTTAAAGAATGCCGCGAATGATGGAGCGTTAAAGGCTTTAAAAAAATCACAAAGCGATCAAACTAATACGTACTTAAATAATCTTGCTGACGCCAATAATAAATATAAGAATTTTTCTGGAGCTTCTGATGTAAAATCTTCTCTTGCGGATGTTCAAAAGCAGATTGATATTCTTAACACGCTTGAAACCGGAACGCAAGATTATGTTAATCAATTAAAGGTTGTCGCTGATACATGGGCTGACGCCACTCGCCAGATGAGTACTTTTGATGAAGCTCAGAAGAAAGCTGAAAATCATGTCAAGAGCATGACGGAACAGGCGCTGAAATGGAAGGAATCCATTAAGGACAGCGACACTGCTTCGCAAGAATTGAGAGATTCCATTGACGGTATTATTGATGCGTCTAAAAAGTTGGATTCAGACCATAGTTCAGATGCATACAAGAAAGGCGTAAAAGACTTAGATGATGCTTTTATTAGTGCAAAAGCGTCCATGTCTGTTTACACGGATGGATACAAAGACCTTGAATCCACTGCGAGAAGAACATTAACTGAAATCCGTAAAAAAGAATTAGAATTAGAGCAGGCCGGAAACCACAGTTTTGACAGTGTTCTTATTGGCGATAGTAAGACGAATTCTCTTGATGGTAGTCTTGAAAGCCAACTTAATTCTTTAAAGGGAATGAACACTCAATCTGCTACGTACAAACAACGAGTAAGTGATATTGTTGACGAGTGGCTAAAGGTAAAAATTCAAATTGAGCAAGCTTTGAAATCAGAAGAGGATTTGCAGAAAGAAGCCGAACAGAAGCACGGTCAAGTCCGTTCAAAGCAAGCTGCCTATAACACTATTCAAAATAGATTAAGTAGTACGGAATTCACAAGAAAAAATAGTGTTGCTTTAGGGCAATTTAACACAGGCGTGTTGGATGATGGCAAAACTGGGCAACAAGTATTGGCAGAGCTAGATGCTGCTATGAAACAGTTGGATGAAAATAAAGGTCCAACAGAGTTTAAAGCAACACTTAGTCAAGTTGACGATTTACTTGTTCAGGTGAGAAAACATATTGACGATGCTTTGGGGCAAAGCCGTCAGACAAAGACAGCAAATACTGATACAGATAAGATAGAAAATCTTATGCGTACTCTGTATCAGTATAAAGAAACACTTCATGGATTTGAAGGTTCAAAGTTTGAAGCAGAATATAATGAGCTTTTTGATGCGATTAAAAATGGTAGTTATTCTTTTGAAGAAGCTCAAATGAAAGTCAGCAAATTCCAAAATGCTTGCCACCAAGCTGGTCTCGAAACTGAAACGCTTGGTCAAAAACTGTCTCGTTTGTTTAAGGAGCACTTCCAGACCGCCATCGCTATGGCTGGCGTTGCAATGGTCAAACAAGGTCTGCGAGAGGTTTATGATAATGTTCTGGAACTGGACACGGCTGTAACAGAGCTTAAAAAAGTCAGTAAAATGACTGGCGACGAGATGAATGAATATCTCGATAGAACTGCAACAAACGCTCGTGAACTTGGTGCGAATATCTCTGATCTTGTGAGTAGCACAGCCGATTGGAAACGCCTTGGATACACTGATAAAGATTCAGAAGAGCTTGCTCGTGTGTCTGCTCTTATGGCTAACGTTGGAGACCAAATAGATAATGCAACAACTGCTTCTTCTTACCTGATTTCTGCAATGCAAGGTTTTGGGTTGGTTGCTGATGATGCAGAGCGTCTTCTGGACTGCATGAACCAAATCGCTAATACCGAACCAGTCAGTATGAACGACCTTGGAATTATCATGCAGAAAAGTTCAGCTGCGATGTCTGCCGCCGGAAATACATATCAGGAGACGCTTAGTTTGGCGGCTGCTGTGAATGGTGTACTTCAGGACGCCGATACGAGTGGCACTTACCTAAAAACTTTGAGTATGTACCTTCGTGCTTCAAAAACAGATGCTGAAAATGCCGGTATCGCAACAGATGGGATGGCAGATTCTGTATCCGAACTTCGATCTGAGTTGAAGCAACTTGCTGGTGTTGATATTATGAAGGATAATAATACCTTCAAATCAACATATCAGATTATGAAGGAACTTTCTGAGGTTTGGAAAAATCTGTCTGACACAACACAGGCAAATATTACTGAGCTGATCTCTGGTAAGAGAGGAGGTCAGAGTACATCTGCCCTGCTGAATAATTTTAGCGTTGCTGAAGATGCTATGAAGCAAGCGCTTAATTCTAGCGGCAGCGCAATGCGTGAGAACCAGACGTACATGGATTCCTTGCAGGCAAAGCTTAATCAGCTTGATTCTGCATTCCAGAAGTTTAGTACGGACTTGATGAAGTCAGATATCCCGAAGTTTTTCGTAGATCTTGCAACGGTTTTTGTTGACGGTGCAGATAACGCTGTAAAATTTGCTGGTGCATTACCCACTTTGACAGCCGCCATCTCCGGTGTGCTGTCCGTAATGCAGATGAGCGGAAAGCTCAAAAATGGTGCGGGTAAAGTTAATATGCCCTCTTATGTTTGTTGCGTATAAAAAATATAGGATGCGGCACCATGTAAAAATAAAATAGCCCCTAGAGTGCTGGGAAACCCTAAGAGCCATATCACCTATATTTATATAATGTAGGAATCGAAAGATAGAAATAAGGATATGGATGCTATATGCTGAGATAAAAGCTCGGTTTTATATCATTGTCAAAATATGGTAATAATCGAGTGCTAAGTAGCGTTTACTATGGGCGGTCAGCAGCCGATCCACTCCCCTATTATATAATGTAGGAAGGTGGAAGGTTCATCGACTAAAAAGGGTCAGTGAGCAACCACTGGAAGGATAGTCAGTTCTGGACGAAAGTTCAGAAGTCCACCTCAGACGTAACCAGACGACTTAAAGAAGTAGGTGGAAATGAGGAGACGCGCTATTCTCTAGCGCGATACAAATAGGAGAAAACAAAATATTCGTTGACTACATACGATATTCTGGCTATAATATAAGTACAATTGCGTATCCAAAATATACGGAGGTATTTTATTATGGCACGTCCTAAAGGAAGCAAGAATAAAGCAAATACAGCTGCAGTTGTTGATTACGAAGCTATGATTGCAGAGAAAAACGCTGCTATTGAAGCAACCAACAGTGAGATTGCATCTATCACTGCAAATATTGATACGCTGAAGGGAGATCTGAAAACACGCAAAGCAGAACTTAAAAAACTGAACAAAGATATTGAAAAATTGAAATCCAAGAAATCTGCTGCTGATCAGAAGGCCGCTGAAGCTGTTGCTGAAAAAGAAGCCATTGATCTTGTGAAGAAGGCATTGGCAGGTGGTACTACTGTTGATGAAATCATTGAACTGCTGAAATAACGGCTGCATCGCAAGGTGTTGTCATAACGAACAAGCCCGACTTTCCTACTACTGGGAGGCCGGGCGTTACTATTTGTGGTTGACTTTAGGCAATGTTTGTGATACGCTTAATAAAACATTAGAGAAAGGTGGTTTTGTAATGGCAACTGCGTATGAATGTGCTGAATATCTCATTCGAGATGATGGCAGTGAGATTTCAAATAGCAAGACTGGTAATATGAAATTGCAAAAACTGCTTTTCTTTGCTGACCTGATTCATTATGTCGAGAATGGTACTCCTCTTTTCAGTGATGCAATTCTTGCATTCAAAAATGGCTGTGTGGTCGAGAGTGTGCGAAAGCCGTTTTATACTGATTACGCTCCGATTCGGCGTGGTGAAAAGCCTATTCCGCGATTTTCTGATTCCGAAAAAGAGTCGCTTGATTTAGCAATCGGCATTTATGGAAAAGCTAGTGCAAAAGAACTTTCTGCGTTAAATCATGAGTTTGATTGTTGGCGTACTGCTTATCATGCGGGGCTTGAACCAAGTGGTTATCATGATCAGAGTAAGTCGGTTGTTGATATAGCTCTTTCTCAGGAGCAACTTAACCGTATAAAAACAGTCGTTGACCTTTATCGCGAGAACCAGCAAAGCGATGACGAGTGCATCTCTTTTAATGGTGTTGATTTCTATTATGATAAAAATTTTCCGATGACCGATGAAGTCAAACAGCAGTTGCGCGAGTATGCTTATGACGCAGAAGATCGTGCGTATAGCATCTATTTTGATGAAGACAGTTTGGTGATTTACTAATATGAGTTACGTTGAAGGGCAAGGATTATTAGGAAGACTTCCATATATGGATGGTGAAATGCCAAATAAAAACAGGCCATATCTTATTGTGGCTGTCGGGCAAAATTCCATTCAGACTATTGATGTTTCGACCATCAAGAACAAAGAATGGAAAGCCGGAAGTTATCATAACCACATTCTGAATTCTTACAATCCTCCCTTCTTGAAGCCATCTTTTGTTAAGATCGACTCTTTGCAAACCGTTGAACTGTCCGAGTGTTCAAATATGCGTTTGCTTTGCGGTGGCGCAAGACTTGATTCGATCGAACTTAAAACCATAAGATCAAAATTAGGATTCTAGTACATAAAGCTATCCCCTGCCGATATATCCGACAGGGGCTTTATTTATGCCATCTTAGTTAGATGTGCCTTACCATTCATACTCACAATTCTTACACTTGAATTGTTTGCCGGGCTTTCTGCTTGCCCAGCCCCATATTGCTACATCAATCAACTTTGTATTTTATAATCGAGGTGATTAAATTGAAAATTGAAATTGACGTAAAAGAACTCGCCACCCTTCTTGACTATCTCAAAGGGCAGCGAGATCCGACTTATAATGTAAAGGATTTTGCTGACGCAATTCTTCAGAATGTGTCTAACAAGTCATCCGAACATTTTAATTGTCGTACTTGAGATATCCGGCTTTTTCGAGAGCAGTAGCCAGTGCTTTGGTCGCATCAGACACAGCATGAGTGTATGCTGCGGCAACCATAGCAGTGTAGGACATTTCCTTATTCTCTTTCGAAGACAGTTCTTCTGCGAACGCACGAGCGTTGTTTTCGAGTTCAGAATTTAGAATCTTGTTAAACTCTTCTCTAGTCATTGTAGCCTCCTCCTTTCTTCTAGTCTTTATTTAAGTCTACCATAAAAAGACAAAATGTAAAGAGAACGGGAGGTCACATTTGGCAGAGAATATCAAAACTCATACCCACATGCTTTGCATTTAAACTGCTTTCCCGGTTTCTTACTCGCAAATCCCCAGACTGCTACATCAATCAGTTTGGAGCCTGCGCCTATCTTATCAAGATGAGGACAGCCGCATACTGGGCATTTCGGGGTGTACTTTGCAAGTTCAGCTTCTTGGGCCAGTTCTTCTTTGATTTGTTTATCAAAGGCTTCTGCTTTCTCTAACTCAGTTTTATCTTCGATAGGTTTTGGCGGCTCATGATGGGGCGCATCTCTAAAAAATTCTTTACGTTTCGCATCATCCCATTTTTCCCATGCAGACAAATTTGGTGCCATTGAGCCGCAAAATGGGCAAAAAATATTGTATTTCTTTAGGTATTTATCACAGCGAGGGCAATAAGCAACTTTTTCCATTTTTGATTTCTCTCCTCAAAATCGATATTAACTTTCTTCTCTGTTGATGATAAAAACTCGAAGATAACTTCAAAGTTTTCTGACCTGTTTAATGTTTTAAAAAATTTGGGTCCAACGCTAAACAATCTCGGCAACGAGTATATTGAGTATTGTTGGGATCTGGACAAAGCAAGTCTTGCTAATACAAATTTTATCACATGGTTAAATGAAAGTAAAGAAGTCATAGACCTAAATAGGGTTAAGATTCTTGCTTTGAAAGCCGCTACGGTTGCTCTTAATGTTGCAATAAGTACGATAGCTGGAATGGCACTCAATTTTGTTATTACAAAGTTCAACGAGTGGCGCACTGCTATCGAGACTAATGCACAGAAGTCCAAAGAACTCTCTTCTTCCATGACCGACTTGATTTCTCAGTATAAAGAACTGGGAGATAAGTCTGGCTGGGATACAGATGATTTTGCACAGGCAAAGGATTTGAATGCAGAAATTCTTGACCTGCTAAAGAACCAGTCTGCCGAAATGGACAAAAAGCTCCGTAAGCTTGATCTTGAGAATGGTAAGTATCAGGAACAGATCGACCTTCTGAATGAGCTTTCCATCTCTACGCTGACACAGAATAAGGCTGACCAAGGCAAACTGCTTGAGCAAACCGCAAAAGGAAAGTCTAGCGGACAGTATGTTATCGGTGACTCCTCTGATACCGATATGGCAAATGCTCTTGGCGGTAAGTTTGGCGGTTCTCTTGATAGTAACACTGGTGTATTCAATTTTGGTGGCTTTGACCCCAATGATGCAGACTCTATTCTTGCTTACTATGATAAGTTGAGTAGTGCTCTGGACTATCTGGGCAGCAACTATGATTCTGCAACTCTTGAAGCATCAAGTTTATACAACCAGCTGAAGTCCGAGAAAAATGTCATTGAAGACCAAGCAAACGCATATCGTAATTCTTCCGACACATTAAAGGAAGTCATTGCGGCACAAAAACTATCCTCTACGTCCTCCAAGCGTTCCGAGGAAGATATCAAGGCTGTTACAGACGCTCTTGAAGGACTAAAGGGTGCTTACGGTGGTATTACATCTGGCAATCTTGTGAGTTTCCTGAGCGGTGATAAGAAATTAGGCGGTACATATGCAGATGCGCTAAATCAGCTAAAGGAAGTAATGCTGAATCTCGGATTTGAGGATAATACTTCTGACGCACAGGCTTTTGTCGATGTACTTGTTCAGCTTGGAGTTGTTTCTTCGTCCTCCGCTTCTAAAGTAGATGGATTGTCGGAATCCACATCTGCCGCCGCAGACCAGCTCAAAGAAGCAACTGATGGTCTTGATAAGATTCAATCTGCTTATAGCACATTAAGTGATGTTGTTGATGAGTACAATGAAAATGGTTATTTGACCGTTAGCACGCTTACTGACCTCATCAACCTTGGCCCTGAGTATTATGACTGTCTAGTTAATGAAAGTGGTCAGCTTGCAATCAATACAGAGAACATCAACACGATGGCTGACGCCTATTACGAGATGGCAAAAGCTGCGTTGTATGCTCAAGCTATTGAATCTTTGAACGCAAACACGAACACCTATGCAAATGCAAGTAAGTTCTTATCTCAAGCACAACAAGAAGTCAAAGATATGAAATCTCTGCTTTATACGGAGGGTCAGCGTCTTATTGACGAGGGTGGTTTGAGTGGCGATGCTCTTGCAACTCAGGTTCAGGCACAGCAACGAATCATCAACACTTATAGTGCCATGATGGACTTATTGGACAAGACTCATGCTCAAAGTGCCGAGAATCAGTTTAGGAATCCGAAAGATAAAAATAGCAATAAATCTTCTGGTAGCAAGGATAACGAGGATAAGATGACCGATGCGGTCAGTGCATGGAAAACTCTGTCCGCTGCGATGGAAGAATACAATCAGTATGGCAATCTTTGCATTAGTACATTAAATGATTTACTTGGTCTTGAAGACGACTATACTTCTCTGCTTACAGAGCAGAATGGGAAAATGTCTATCAATACGACTGAGTTTAAGAATTTAATGTTTGCACAGATTGCTCAGGCTAATGCTACTGATGAGTCTGGAAAGAGTGCTGCGGAATTAAAGCGTATCCTTCAGTATGTTGATGAAAATGTAAAAGGAGATACCATCTCTTTTGAGCAACTTACAGACGCCATCAAGGGCTACGGCACTGCGATGAACAAGGCTAAGGAAAAGACGGACGCTATAAAATCCGCTTTTTCTGGTCTGTCAGAGGTCATGAATAACAAAACTGACAGGAACAATCCATTTGGTCTGCTTGATTCTGACGATGTTGAAAAGCAGCATGACGCATTGATGCAACTTGCTAAGGATACAAACGTATTCAAGAGCAAGGCATATAATCCTGAAACCGGAGAAGTTGATTTCAACAGCAAGGCATTTAAGGATTCTGTTGTTGAATATCTAAACGGTATGGCAGACGCTGCTGCTCAAACTGGCGGTGCTGGTGCAAAAGCCATTGAGAAGAATTGGCGTGATGCAGCTAAAGCAATAGCAGATGGAAAAATCAGCGTAGAAGAATTTTATAATGGACTTGGTTCTTCGCTTGACAAGGCAACAAAAGAAATTGATGATTTTCAGAGCGGATTCTCTGATATCACTGATATTGTAGACGAATACAACCTCTATGGTGGATTAAGTATCGACAATTATCAAAAGCTGATGGCACTCTCCCCTGATTATCTTTCTTGCTTAAAGCTTGAAGGTGACCAGCTTGTGTTTAATGAAGCGGCTTATAAGCAACTACTCATTGATAAACTCAATGAGATGATTACGACCTATGAGCAAACAGATGCAACAAAAGCATTGGCCGACAGACTGAGAGAGCTTCGCGATGGTCTTTTAAACTCCAAAACTGGATTTAAAGATGCAAAAGATGCTGCCGAGGAATTTAAATCCGCAATGTCTGACCTGAAGGAAATACTTTCTTCTGTACTATCAATATTTGAAAAGTTCAATGACAAATCTAACAACGACCTCAAGATTTGGGGCGATGCTATGGGCAAAGTCATCGACAAGCGGATTGAAGCCCTGAATAAGCAGAAGGAAGCTCTGGAAGAAAACAACGAAGCCACCGAACGTGCTATTGAACTTTCCAAGGCACAAGATGCTCTCGCCCGCGCACAGCAACAGCGCACGACCCGTGTGTACACTGAGAATGGCTACGAGTGGCAGGCAAACGCCGAAGATGTGCGTACTGCACGCGAAGACCTTGCGGATAAGCAGCGCGAGTGGAATAAGAAGGATGCCGAAAAGGCTATTGACGACCAGATCAAGAAGTACAATGAGTTCAAGGACAAGTTGTCTGAGGTCATGGATGATATCGGCAAGAGCTGGAAGGATTACCAGAAGGAGCTTGAGTATACTGCGCAGATCCAGAAGATGAGTCTATCTCAGATGGAGGGCTCACTGGATGGGTATCATAACAAGATTATTGCAAGCCTGAATACAGGTAGCGCGATTACTGGCATCCAGAACTTGATTACAAACCTTGAGTCACTCATCAATACGCTCACGAAGGTAAATAACCTGTATTCCATGCTTAAAACTGGTGAGTACAAAGATCTCGGCACAAAAGGTCTGTGGAATACGATAAAAGGATTCTTTAATAAGGGTGGCGAAAAGGCTGCAAGTTCTGGCACATCTTATGTTAATGCAGCCAAGCAGGCAGTCAACGCTGTCAAAACCACGCTCGTTGATACTGCAACAGAAACGGGAACCGCATTAAAGAACATATTAACAACCGCGAATAACAATATTACAAAACAGGTTGTAAGTTCTGGCAATGGAATTATCAATGCGTTTACAAATATTTGGAACACGATCAAAGGTGGCGCTCAAAGCCTATTCGGCGGTTCCGGCGAAGGCGGCGGCATTGTTTCCACAGTTGTAAACGGATTTAAGGCTGTCGGTAATGCTGTTAGTAAGAGCAAGATTGGTTCCACGATTCTTGGCGGGATTGGTAAGGTTGGAACTACATTACTTAGTGGCGGAGGTAAGTTGCTTGCTGGTGCTGGAAAACTTATTGGTACAGCTGGAAGCGCCTTGGCTGCTGCTGGGCCCGCTGCGATTCCGATTCTTGCAGCTGGCGGGCTTGGTATTTATGGCGGCACAAAGGCCATGAAGAATCAGAAGAAAATCTGGTCCAATAAAGAAGATGGCTTTGGTAAGAAGGCAATAAAGTCCGTTGCTTCGTTCTTCTGGGACATAAGTCCTATTGGTGGAATCGTAAATCTGTGTAAGGACATTTTCGGTAAGAGTAAAGAAACTGCCGAGAATACAAAAGACACTGCGAATAGTAGTTCTGAAACTGCCGAAAACACACAAAAGAGCGCAACAAATCTCACAATTAACGCTACACAGATCGTATCTAAAGAAGAGAATAAAGCAACTGACGAAACAGACAAAAAGAATGACGCAACCGCCAATGAAGATAAAACAGTCAAAACGGCTGCTACAACTCTTACTGGTGCTGGTCTGGGCGCAGCTGCGGGTATGGCAGTAGGTGGACCTGTAGGAGCATTGATTGGTACTCTTTTGGGAGGTTTTGCTGGTTTCTTTTTGGGTGGTCATGCGAATGGTCTTAAATCTTCTAAAACGAATCATTTTGCAAACGTTGACGAAAGAGGTTCAGAACTTATTGTTCGTAAGCCAGCTTCTGGACGTTATACATATCTTGAGACTGGCGATGGTGTTGTTCCTGCTGATATTACCTCTCGCCTGTTTGAGATGGGCGGCAATCCAGACAAGTGGTTCAGCGATCAATTGGCAAAACATAGTTCTGCTTCTATGGTGCAAAGCCGTGACGCTGGTGGTATTTCCCTGTCTATTGGTGATGTGAATGTGAACAATCCCGTTGGTGATAGCGATGCACTGGCTCGTGAGCTGGTAAATCGTCTGCCGAACAAGGTTGTACAGGAACTGAATAGACGTTAAGCAGTACAATAAGCAAAAATAAATACGAAGTATACTTGGCTCAGGGTGGGTTGGGTAGGTTGAGATCGAGTATACATTTATAAAGGAGGGACGAGATGTCACAAAATAGTCAAGATGCAATCGACGTGTTGAGCAAAGTCATCGTAGACACGATTGAAAAGAAACTCAATGACGCAAAATTTGACAAATCGCAGACTGGCGTGGTAACTGCGGTGAGTGGGAATACATACACAATATCCGTGTTTGGAAGCCAGTATAACATTACCTCTGACCAGATTTACACGGTTGGACAGAGTGTGGTTGTGACTGCATTGCAGGGTGATATGAAGCGACTGGTATGTTCCCCCGATAATATTGGTACAATGAAAACAGTGGACAGCAAAGTCAACGTGGTTGGCAGTCAGCTGTCCATTATTGATACAGATTTTGCTGACACTATTGTTAAATACACGGATGTCAGTGAATTTTTAACGCTGAAAGATCAGGTAGACGGACAACTCAGCTTATGGTTCTACAGTGGTGTACCATCTACTGATACAGCTCCGACAGTAAATTGGGTAACGGAGGATGCAAAGAGACTGCACATTGGCGACCTTTATTATGACATGAAGGCTGATGATGCGTATAGGTGGACGGACACTTTTATATGGGAGGCTCTTAGTGACAAGAATTTATTGAAAGTTTTGAGAGCTGCGAGCCTTGAAAACGATACAGCAAATGGATCAAGACGTGTTTTTTTCACAACGCCTTCAACCCCATATAGCCGTGGTGATATCTGGGCAAGTAGTTCTGGTGATAATAAAGTTCTTGTATGTCAGACAGCGCGTCCTACAACTGAAAGCTTTAGTCGGACTGACTGGGCTGTGGCGCTAAAATACACGGATGATACAAAAGCAAACGAGGCACTGGATGCCGCTGGCAAAATAGATGGTGACCTTATAAGCTTTAAAACGGAATATAATTCTGATTTGGAGAGTACAAAGCAGCAGATTGAAGCCCGCGTAACCACTAAAAAATACAACGAGGACATGAGCGGGCTAAATACAAGAATTTCGCTGACAGAATCTAAAATTTCAAAAAACGAGAATGCCATCGTACTGTGTGCCACAAAAACTGAAGCTCAAAAGTATGCGGATACTGCAGAACTGAACGCAAATAAAAAGCTCGAAGAGCACATCAAAACAGCAACTGAAAGCATTGATTCAAAGGTGGCTAAGACAGATTATACTGGAAAAAACATTGCTACTTTGATAAACCAGAGTACAAATACTGTAAAAATCAAGGCGACAAAGCTTAACTTGACTGGTGCTATATCTGTTGACAAAAATGGTAAAGTGGCGCTTGATTCCACCTCTGTAAACAACAGCCTTACGCAAGTTTCTGGGGATAAAATCACCACTGATACTATTACTGTGGACAAGTTGAAGGCTGGGCAGATTTTCCAGCTATTATGGAAGAACGATTCAAAAGATGCATACTCTGCTGTTGGCAAAGAGAACAAGTTGACTTTTGAAGCGGACAGCGATTATTCAGAATATATTTTTATTTTCCGTGGCTACAAAGAGAGAGAAGTTGTTGAGATTGATCCAGAGAGTGCTGCAACAAAACGGGTGCTCGAATATTTGAGCAAAGTTTCTGTTATTGTGTCGAAACCAGTCGCAGGTGAATGGAGTGGTGCAGAATATCATTGCGCCACTATGAATACGCCGAAGCTGTGTATGATTTATGATTTGAGCGCTGGCGACAATTCTACTCCAAATGTATCATACAATTCTGACACAAGTATAAAAAGTGCTTTCCGTCCGTTCTATGTAAAAGCATATGAAAAGAATAATAAATATTGCACTGAAATTACATTCTTTGACGCACAAAGCTCTGGTGAGACGGCCATTACAACAAATAACGATTTGATTATTCCATGTGAGATATATGGCGTAAAATAAGGAGGTGTTAAATTGGCGAAACCGATAATTTCAAAATTTTCCGTGATAGACGCTACGCGGGAAAATATTGTGCGGTACACATGTTACGATGACACGATCAATGAAGTGAAGTATATTATCTATGACAACGCCTCCGGCAATATTATTGTTAACCAGACAGTGAAAACCAGTGGTTCATCTTCTGTGCGTATGTTTATGTTGCCAGCGAACCTTATACATAACAGACTACTCCCCTACTATCTTAAAATTGCAGTAACAAATCAGAACGGCAATACAAGTGATTTAAGCGATGCCGTTCTTTTTTATTGCCATGAAAAACCGGTGTTAACGTTTGTTGATGTGGAAGCACGCGCTGAAAAGACGATTCCCTTCCCCGCTTTTTCATTTAATGTCGAGTATAAAAACATCGAAGAAGAGGGCGAGACACTGAATCTTTATAAATATCAGCTTTATGATTCAGACAAGACTTTGTTACATGAGGAGATATACCACGGCTCTATTTCACATGCGTTTAACGTAGAAAGCCTTGATAATAATAAGGTGTACTATGTGCGAGCAGTTGGAGAAACTGTGAACGGATATGTTCTGGACACGGATTTTTGCGCATTCAGAATTGAGTATGACGGACAACTGCAGAAACTTGAAATTGTGGCAGAGAATGAAAAAAGAGAAGGCAGAATTAAGCTTACCATTACAAAAAACGAGGACGAGCCTAATAATTTTGATTCTATTCGCGTAAAGCGTAGAGAGGTTGGCAAGTACGACTGGATTACGATTTATGAAAAGAAGATCACAAGTTCCGTTGAGCCTATTTTGATTGTATGCTATGACAAATTCGCACGTGGCAGGAAAACGAAGTATCAGTATATGGCAGTTCCTGTTGTGGATGAAATTGAACAAGTGTACACATCTACAAGTGCCGTAAGCGATTTTGACGGAGCATGGCTAATGGATAAAGACATATCATATTATGTTGGTCTTGAGCCAGCTGTCACGAATATTACGCGCAATCAAGAAGCGTCTGTGGAGACGACATTGGGAAGCAAGTATCCCATCGTATTCTATGGTAGTGAGGCAAATTATTATAGCGGCAACTTCTCTGGTGTTATTATCAAGTGGGATCGCAACAATGATGAGTTTGATTTTGATGGGTCTATTGACTATCGGGAGACTTTTATCAATTGGCTAACGAACAAAAAGCCAAAAGCATTGAAGATGTACGATGGCCGCGCATGGCTGATGAATGTGAATGGAAATGTTTCTTACTCAGATGATGATCACCCAGATAAGGTAGAAATCTCGTTTGATTTTGTAGAGACTGGCGATTTGAATAACGGCGACAATATGAAGAACGCTGGGTTAATTTAAGGAGGTGGGCCATGACTTACTTACCTACAGAAGAAGATCTGGCCTTACTGAAAAGCCGGTCAAAAAGATTATACTGTCGTATTGAACTGCTGAATAAGGACTACCAGATCATTGATACGATCGAAGGGCTTGCGTTAAGTGGTTCTAACTCGATTGACGCAGACTCAGATACACGGCGCACTTTTAATCTTGATATTTTCCCGAAGAGTGGATTCTCTATTTCTCAGTTCTCCACAGAAGAGTGGACAAGCAAAATGTTGCGCCTACAGATTGGTATGAAAGCTCCAACAAGTATGCCGCTTGTTGGGGCGGACGCGGTAAGAATACCAGAAGAAGAGATCGATGCAAAAATCAAAAATAGTGCGATATACAAAGAAAAGGACACAGAGTTAAGGCAAGCAAAGTGGAGATATAAGGTTGGCGGTTATGAACAGTATGGCAATATCGAAAATATAAACCGTAAGCGTATTATTTGGACAGACGAAAATAAAAAGAAATATGCATCTTTTGTGAAAGAGCAAGGAGATGTTGGAACATATTCGACCGTTGTTGCATCTTCAGATGGTTATACAACAAATGGCAAGACGTATGAGATTGCATACACTCCACTACTGATAGGCGGAGGAGATGTTGTTATTCCGCTGCTGAATGCAGATATCAGGTCTTATATTGAAGTGATTTTCAATGCAGCTTGTGATGCAGTTCAAAGAGATGGTTCAACTTTACAAAGTAAAATACTTGAACTTGATAGTTTTGGTGTTGACTGTACGATTTATGGGAAAACAATACGTGTAAAGAATATGATTGCTGCTGTAGAGGGTGGCATCGCAGCAGGCAGGATATTATCTGCAGCTGACGTTGCGGCGATTGCTGGTTGTACAAAAGATGAGCTTGATAAGTATTTCCATGACACAAGTGTATTTGTTGGCTATTCAATGCACGATATTCAAGGAACGATATGGGAATTGAAGGATGGTTTAACTCAGATATATAACTTCTATCACGCTTTATACTCTGGTGAGGCTGAAATCCGAACCGGCACGAACTTTGTGGACACAGATGGCGTGCACTGGTATGGCGCTGGCGTATATGCGATACAGCAAAACGGATACAGTTATGATGCCACAACAAACAAACTGAGCCTTTCTTGCCTTGATATGACCTGTTTGCTTGACGGCACGCTTGGTGGAACACTGACTGGATACGCAACGCGCATTCCGATGTATGACCGCAAGCTCGTGGTTAAGGATGGGGTTAACTATTACGAAGATGACAAAAAGAAGCCGCACTATGTTCGCGATTCCATTAAGGAGACATTTGAACTTTCAGGGCTGACAAAGAGTATGGTAGATTACTGGGTGCGGCGAATTCCGCACGACCTAGAATATAATACTGGCACGACCATCTGGAACATTTTGACGGAGTTGAGAGACCTCTACTTCCCTTTTGAGATGTATTTTGACGACGATACTTTTGTGTGCAAAGAAATTCCGTCTGGCTACGACGACCCCGTTGTTCTGGACGAGGATACATTTAAGAGTATGGTTATCAGCGAAGATGCCAGCGTTGATTATAGTCAGATACATAACTGCATCGAGGTGTGGGGCGCATCAAACTCCAGCGACTATTTCTGTAAGGATAAACTTGAAAAAAATGACCCTGAAGGTACTGGTGAGGTCGTGTATTGTAAAAAAGGAACAAGAGAATGGAATGATGTTGTTACACTGCTCAGAGATAATAAATTGAATATGAGCTACAACATGAACCCAAATGATACAGGCGCGTCTATTTTACTGCTAAAATTAAAACAGGCAAGTATTCAGGACGGTACAAGATTTTCGTTTATTTGCCCAGAAGATATTGCGATAAACGCAAGAATCTGTGTTGAGAACCTTGTTACGACAATTAAATCGAATCCGACTGGAGAAGGACAATATCGGGAAACGACACGCGCAGTATATGGACCTATGATGTTGTTTAAGGCTGTTACCAACGAAAAAGGAGAGGACGAACCAGAAGACACTTCTCTACTAAAGAAAGGGCGTTATTATGTCATAAAATATGGTGAGCACTGGTTAAATCAGGCAACTGATGGTGCATTCACATATAAGTTCAACGCACTTACAGGCAAATACGAAAAAGAACAGCGTGACCCACAGGTGCGCTATTACCCGAAACAAATCTATAATCCATCCACGAAAAATTATGACACCGTGTATGTGAAGTATAATCCAGCAACGAATACAGAGATCCAGATATCAGACCCTGCTCTTCTTATTGAGAGCCGGGTCTATTTTATTGGTCAGTCTCAGTCTCATGCTATGACGAAGTTTGTGGATGCAATGCCGACCGCAAAACAAATTGAGGCAGACAAGATTGCGGAGGCATGTGACAACCTTGAGTATGTTGTTGTAAATGACCCAAACCGCATTGATGACTTGTACAACAGTCGGTTGACGATTGATAAAATCGGGCGAAGAAACCTTGTATGCTCGGGTAGTGAGTTTGACGGATATACTTCGGATGAATCAGCTATGACGGTATGCAAATACACGCTATGGAAAAATTGTCGGCTGACGGATTCCATCACGTTGAGTATGCACATGATTCCGTGGATTGACGTAAATGAAAAGGTAAAGTATGCAGCAAAATACCTGAAGTCTGATATTGCAGTTGAGTGGATTATTAAAAAGATAGATAAAAATATTGGAGAAGGCACAATGAATGTTACATTGAGCCGTTATTACCCGTATTATCCCTATATCACTTATGAGAATGTCCTCAAAGAAAAATATATCGATAATAAGAAAGATACTTAATGAGAGGAGTGAGTAGATGGCATTATCATTTGAAGAATCCAAACGTATGGTCGCTGCAAGCCCCGCAATGACGATGGAGGCTTCCATAGAAGATGCTCGTCCAGTGGTTGATTGTGATGAGGATGTGGCAACCTTCTCTATGGAAGACCAGAATTTCACCAGAAGTGGCAACTATACGTGGTTTGATACCTTCTCGGACAATGATTTTTCTACGGTTGATACCAATAAAGAAATCACACTGAGTCCGACTCAGGTAAATATCACACAGGAAAACAACAGTCAGGTTATTCCGTTTGAGATGCCGCGTTATTATGATGGTGTTGACCTGATGAGCATGACGATTCAGATCCATTATGTTAACGCTAATAATGCTGAGAACTATACCGCACCCATCAATGTGAGCTATAGTACTGATAAGATCCGGTTTTACTGGATGGTCAGCAATTATGCCACTATCAAAGAGGGTGTGCTGAAGTTTGAAATTATGGCGACTGGTGCAATTACTGTACCGAGTAGCGGTGAATCGAAGAATTATCTGTGGCGTACAAAGCCGAACGAAAAACTGAATGTTTTGAAAGCGCTTACCGGCACCGCAATGACCGATCCGACCGGCGATGACTGGTATACTCAGTTCTTAGCTACGATGAGTCAGAAGGTTGGCGAAGCACAGACTGCTGCAACTCAGGCCGCACAGAGTGCACAAGAAGCACAGGCTGTCGTAGATGGTCTGGCCGACACACTGGCAAGCTACTACACTAAGGAACAAGTTGACGGTTTTGTTACTCTGCTTCGAGATGATATCGCCAAGGTTGACGGTCTAGCAAAGTTTGATGTGCAGTATGATGCTGAAACACAGACGATCAAGTTCCTGAATGGCGAAAAGGTTATTAAAACCATTACCCTAAACACTGATCCGAGTGCTGATTGGGTAACCGCTTTTAATAAAACCGTTGAAGCAAAAATCGATGAAAAGATTGCGCCCGTTAAGACCGAACTGACTGAGTATAAGACCAGTAATGATGCTGCCGTAAAGAATCTGCAGGATAGCGTCGGTAACTTGCCTGAGACGTTGCAAAGTGATTATTACAATAAACAGGCAACCGACAAGCTGTTAGAAGCAAAGGCTGAAAAGACCAGTGTTGAGACCGTAGCAAATGATTTGACCGTGGTGAAAAACACTGCTTCCGGTTTGCAGAACAGCATTGACACTATCAATGGCGATATTTCTGAAATTCAGGAGCAGTTGAAGAATGTGAAACCAGACCCGAATGCTGGACGCGAGTATGACATTACTTATGAGGATTCCAAGCTGAACCTGTTAGAGAATGGCACTGTTAAGACTACCGTGGTCATTCAAGGTGGTGGAGGTGGCGGCACTGGCGGCAACACAAGCGTTATCAAGATCGAGCGTCTGGATGGGTCTGCTTTGACTGTTGTTGCTGGTGACCCAGCTATTATCAATTTCAAGTTCTCTTCTGTGGACAATTCTGGCGATGACACTGGTTCTGCTACTGGTGTCTGGTATGTCGGCAATACAAAAGTTGGCACGCAGACTGTTATCCAGGGAAAGAATAGCTTTGACGCAACCCAGTATCTACACAGCGGCGACAATACTATTAAGCTACAGGTGACTGATAGTGTTGGCAGTGTTGGTACAAAGACTTGGACTGTCAATGTCGTTGAGTTCTATTTGGAGAGCTCTTTTGATGATACGCTGGTTTATAGTGGAGAGGTAACCTTCCGCTACACTCCGTATGGCAATATTGCAAAAACTATCAACTTTACGATTGATGGAAAGATTCTTGGCTCTACCACAAGCAGCGTTACCGGCAGACAGCTGACTTATGCTATTCCTACACAGACCCACGGCGCACATTTGGTAGAATTTTCCATGACTGCTGAAATCAATGGAAAACAGGTCACCAGTAATAAGGTCGTCAAAGATATCATGTGGGCAACTGAAGGCAATACAACTCCTATTATCAGCTGCGCCACAAAGACAGCAAGCGCAAAACAGTACAGCAACGTTGCAATCAACTATACCGTTTATGACCCTTCCAGTTCTACAACTACTGTAACGCTGGATGTTGACGGCGCTAAGACTGCCACTCTGACTGTTGGACGTACCATGCAGACATGGACTTGGAAATCCGCTGATATTGGTACTCATGTCCTGAAGATTGTATGTGGCTCCGTAAGCAAGGAGATTAGTGTCGAGATTAAAGAACTTGGTATTACGATTGAGCCCGTTAAGACAAATCTAGCTTTTGATTTCAACCCTGCCGGTAAAACTAACGCTGACGAGACCCGTCTGTGGTCTGATGGCAATACAAGGCTAACCGTAAGCGATAATTTTGACTGGTCTAACGGTGGTTATCAGCTGGACGAAGATGGTGATACCTACTTCTGCGTAAAGGCTGGTACAACTGCAAATATCAGCTACAAGCTGTTTGGTGATGACGCAAAAAAGTTAGGTAAGAACTTTAAGCTTGTATTTAAAACTACGAATGTCAAGAACTACGATGCTACGGCACTGACCTGCTTGAACGGTGGTATCGGTTTGAATATTCAAGCGCAGAAGGTCACATTGACCAGTGAGCAGAATAGTATTTCCCTACCCACCTGTGAAGACGACTTTATGGAATTTGAATTTAATATTCTGCCAGACAGTCAGTACAAAGAAATGGTTCTATGGTTGGACGGTATTCCCTGTCGTGTTGAGCTGTATGACGCAAGCGACAACTTTACACAGGCTTCTCCGGTAGGCATTACGATTGGTTCTCATGATTGTGACGTGCTGGTTTACCGCATGAAGTCCTACATGATGAACCTGACGGATGACGAGATCCTCGACAACTTTATTGCAGACGCAAAGAATGCAGAAGAAATGATTGAGCGCTACACCCGCAATGATATTACGGACGTGAGCGGCGAACTGAATCCTGACCTACTGGCTGAGAAATGCCCAAACCTGCGCATTATCAAGATCTCTGCTCCGACCTTTACGACTGGCAAAAAGAACGAAGTTCCGAATACGACCATCCAGCACATTTACAAGAATGGCCGCGCTGTGGAAGATAATTGGACTGCTACTGGCTCCCACAAGGGACAGGGCACTAGCTCTAATGCATACGGTGAATCTGGCCGCAATATTGATATCAACTGTTCTGGTGGTTTCACCTTTGGTGATGAGAGCACTGGTAGCAAGTATGCATTTACAGAAAACAGTGTTGGTGAGAAGTATTTTAACATCAAAGTCAATGTTGCTTCTTCTGAGAATGCAAATAATGCTCTGCTGGCAGACGAGTTTAACGAGTTCAATCCGTACATTCGTCAGGCTCGCAAGGACAACCCGAAAGTGCGTGACACCATGGCATTCTACCCTTGTGTCGTTTTTATTCAGGAGACCGACACCACAAATGCAACCGTCTTTAAGGATGGTCAGTGGCATTTCTATGCTTGTGGTGATTTTGGCAATTCCAAAAAGAATAGCGACACGATGGGTATGGACCCGAACAACCACAAGGAAGTTATCATTGAGATTGATAATAACACCGATGCACAGACCCGTTTCCTGAGCGGCGACTTCTCTGAGGAAACTTGGGATGGTGACCACAGCTTTGAGTTCCGTTACATCAATAAGAATTGTACTGATGAAGAGATTCAGGCAGCTAAAAATGCGTGGATTCGCGTACAGAACTGGGTTGTGAATGCAGATGATGCCGAATTCAAGAAGAATTTTGAGAATTATTTTGTTAAGGATTCTACCCTGTTCCACTATCTGTTTACCGAGCGTCATACCATGGTCGATAACCGTGCAAAGAACGTATTCCCGCACACAACTGACCTTGTGCACTGGGATTTCTGTTTTGACTACGATAACGACACTGCAATGGGCAACGATAACGAGGGTGGTCTAACGCTGAGTTACGGCTACGAAGATATGGACACTATCGGCACAAAGAGCGTGTTTAACGCACATGACTCTAAGCTGTGGTGTAAGATTCGTGACCTATTTGCAGATGATCTCGCAAAGATGTTCCTGAACCGTGAGAGTGCTTTGGCATGGAGTGCTACTCGTATTTTGAAAAAGTTCGAGGACTATCAGGACGTAAAGCCTGAAAAGCTGTGGATCATGGATATGCGGCGCAAGTATTTCCGCACTTATGAGGACAATGGAACAACTAACTATCTGCCTATGATGCATGGCAATAAGCGTCATCAGCGGCGTCAGTTCCAGCGTTATCAGGAAAAATACATGGCATCTAAGTATACGGGTGCTACTTGTACCTCTGACGATATGACCATTCGTGGTTATACTCCGACCAACTGGACAGGCGTGAAACCAGATGGCACTTTCCATATTGTCCCCTATGCAGATACTTATGTCTCTGTGCGGTATGGTTCTAACCCTGTGAAGGTGCGTGGTAAGCGCGGCCAAACTTACGAGATTCAGTGTCCGATTGCAGCCATGAATGATACCGAGGTTTATGTTTACAACGCTTCTATCATCCAGAGCATTGGCGATATTTCTGGTTTCTACCCCGGCTATGTTGATTTCAGCCACGGCGTAAAGTTGACTGACCTGAAGATTGGTTCTGCCGCCGAGGGCTACAAAAATACGAATATGAATGACTTTGCTGTTGGTAACAACACACTGCTTGAGCATTTGAACCTGCAGAACGTGCCGAACCTGAAGAAGTCCATCAGTCTGACAGGCTGTACGAATCTGGAAGAGTTCTATGCTGGCGGCTCTGGTATTACCGGTGTCGCGTTTGCTAAGGGCGGCAAGATTCGAAAAGCTGAATTGCCTGCGATCGCAAGTCTAAGCGCTAAGAACCTGAATTATCTGACCGATCTGAAGATTACAGATTATAAAAACATCACCACACTGACTGTCGAGAAGTGCCCAACCATTGACCTGACGGGCATGTTAGCAAAGTGCACGAACTTGAGTCGTGTGCGTTTGACTGGCATTGATTGGCAGTTAGATGATACTTCTCTGCTGGATCGTCTGCTGAAGATGACAGGTCTGGATGAGAATGGCTATAACACTGACCATTCTGTCGTTGAGGGTAGCGTTCATGTGCCTATCATGCGCGAGCGTCAGCTGGCAGATTACAACGCACAGTGGCCTGATTTGAATATCACTTACAACACGCTTGTTCAGCAGTTTGTCTGGACGTTCGTAAACAAGGATGGTACGGTGTTGGATGTCCAGTACATTGATAAAGGCGACAAGGCCGTTGACCCTGTTACCCGTAAGGAGAATCCGATTCCGACACCTACTGCTAAGAGCACAATTTCTACAGATTTTACTTTCAGTGGCTGGGACACCGAGTTTACGACTGTTTTCAGCAATCAGACAATTACCGCAACTTATACCGAATCTGTGCGCAAATACACGGTTCGTTATATGAATCGTGGCGCTGTGCTGAAGGAAACTGTTGCTCCGTATGGTTCTATGGTGCTGTATGATGGCGATACTCCGACTTACACTTCTGAGGAAACTGCTTTTAAGTATTACCTGTTCAGTGGCTGGGATAAGGGCGGTTACGTCACCGGCGATAAGGATATCAATGCTGTTTATGATAGCTGCGAATATTCTTCTACTTATTTTGATGGTAAGGAAATCGGTCAGCTTCGCCCTGTTGAAATCTATGCAATGAACAAGGTTGGTGTTGAACAAAATGTTGCCGAAGCAAAAGACGAAGTTTCTATTAAGCTCGGTAATGACTTCTCTTATGAGGACATCGCTGAAAAGGTTCTTATTAGTAAACCGCAGGTATTTGATGGTAAGAACTACATTGATACCGACCTCAAGCTGTTTGAAGAGGACAGAGATTTTGTGCTGGCTGTTGATTACAAGATGGATGTCACAAATGCAAATAACACTGTTTTGATGCAGTGCTTTGAGCAAAACGGTATGAATGGTATCCGTCTGTGGAACTCAACTGGCGTCAAGATGACTTGGGGTATCGACTCTGCAAATGGCGTTGCTGCCGGTTCTCGCGATATGACTGTTATCAGGCATATTAAGGGTGATAACGGACTGTATGTCTATTCCTCTAACATCTATGGTTCTACACTGAATTACACAAAGATTACTCGTACCCGTTCCACAAAGACGAATGCCACTCTGGTATTTGGATGTGCAAAAGCAGACGATGGTGCTTACGAGCGCCACGCTAAAGGTACGGTTTATTGGTCTAAACTTTGGTATGCAGACCTTGGTGATGCTGCTTGTCGCGAATTGGCCGCATGGACACACAATGATTTGATCGTTGAGGTGGCAAGCTTTAAGAACTACTACCTGAGCGACAATTCTAATAAGCGTTGTTCCATGACATTCTTGCAGAAAGACACTTTAGGTCAGGATATGATGCTAAGTTCTGCTGCAAATAATGCTGGCGGTTGGGGTAGCACTTCTCTGCGTGAGTATCTTGACTCTCGTCTGGTTGATGCTTTGCCGATTGGTTGGAAACAGCTGATTAAGAAGGTCAAAGTGCCGAGTTCTGCCGGAAATAAGAGCAAGGAAATTGTGACCTCGGATTGTTATTTCTTCATTCCATCTGCGATTGAAGTAAGCTCTTCGATGATTGACGAGCCTTACGTTTACGAAGGTCAAACAATCAGCTACATGACCGGCAATGAATCACGCATCAAGCACAACGCAGAGGGCAAGGCAACAAAGTATTGGCTGCGCAGCCCGTTTGCTACTTATGATGGATACTTCTATGCAATTGAGGAGACCGGTGAGCTGTATGGTTTCCATTATCCTTCTGAGCAGCTAGGAGTAACCGTGATGTTCAGCATTTAAGGAGGTGTTGAGAGTGTATTATAAGGTACTTAAAGACGGTCGAGTGATCGATGCTCTTGACCGCCTTCAGTTTGTAAAGTATCAGCCCAAGCACGATATCATGGTGAATTGCACCGAAGATGACGCACAGGGTATTATCAGCAGCAACGGTAAGTATATCTGGCACGTTGAAGGCTATTACCTGATTCCGTCCCCGGAATATGACACTGTAACGCTTGAGCCGATTGACAAATACGAATATAACCAAATCAAGGCCTTGGGAGGTACAACTCCTGAGGCCATTATTGATGCTTATACGTTGACGTTAATTCAAGGAGGTCTACTGTGATGGAGAAGATTTTCACTGAGTTCGTCGAGAGTATGCACAGACTCTATAAGAATGGAATGGTACAGGACAAATTTGTGGAGAACTTGCTTGAGGGCAAAAAAATCTCCCTAGATGACTACCTGTACATCGTGAATGGAAAGGAGGTGTGATATGTATACCTTTTTAATTAACGAGGATAACGTTATCACAGCGAGTCTGACTGAGCGTATCATGCAGCGAAGCAAGCTGGTGGATAATTTGCACTTTCTTGCCGATCAGACTTACAAGGGCGTAGATATTAGTGACTATACCGTTATGCTGGAGTACGTTTTACCTGTGAGTAAACGCTATAAAACTGAGATTCTACAAAAGTCAAAAGACTTGTACAAGAACCGGTTGGAATATCTTCTGCCCTTTGATACGAGTCTGACTAGTGAGGCTGGCGACATTGAGTTCCAGCTGACCTTTATTCATGTCGAGATGGACTCTGAAGGACAGACGATTCAGCGCGTGCGTAAGGCTGGCCCCGGCGTTGTACATATTATTCCTATCAGCAAGTGGTCTGATTTGATCCCCGATGAAGCACTGAGCACGCTCGACCAGCGTATTATCGCACTGGAGGCTCTGAATAAGGCAATGACTGACCGGTTCAATACCAGTCTGGCTAATAAGGCTGATAACATCACTTACGATGAAGAGCATCGTATTCAGCTTACCTCCGAGGGCAAACCCATTGGTAACGCTATTAAAATCACAACTGAAACTGTGGAAACTGAAGATGGTAGTATGCGTGTTGTCCCATTCTAACCATCGTTTAAAGCGAGGTGAAAAGAATGGCATACAAATACTCGAAGCTTGGTTACGGTAACGCAAAAGACGTAGAAGCCGCGATTGCGCTTGGGTTGATTGATGGCAAAGACCTTATTATCACAAAAGACACATCAGAATTCATATACGTCCGGGACGACTTATCTATTCAAAAGGTAGCGCCTCGGACGCTTTGTTTTGATAGTATTCCGGCGGCAAATGAGGCAATCAACCAGAATGATGCGACTTATGCAGGTCAAACCGTAATGATACGAGGCAAAGACGACAAATATGAACCGTGGGTCGTGCAGCAAAGCGCGGAGTCAGGTCGGTTCTTCGTCGAGCCTTTTCAAACTCAATCTACAAATTTCCAATGGACTGAATTCTAATAAGGAGGAAAAATATGGCACAAGTAAAATTTGCGTATGGTACGAAAGCACGGTACGATGCCCTTGCTCCAAAAGACATGGATACACTGTACTTTACGACCGATACGTTGCAATTGTTTAAGGGTACAACTGAGTACACTAAGAGCACTAAGATGGTGTCTTCCCTGCCCGCAGCGGGTCAGGTGCAGGGCATTATTTATTTCCGCATGACAGACTACACCATGCATATTTGGAATGGTGTGGAGTTTGTGCAGCTGAACAAAACAACCATTACTCAGATTCCTGCAGATGCTACCAACGATGATATTCCGACCACCAAGGCTGTCGCTGACTATGTTAATGCCAAGGTTGCAGCGGTGGAAGGTATTAAAGGTAAGTTTGTTACAGATGTTACTTATAATGCTGGTGTGTTGAGTGTGGCAAAGGGTGACGAACCTGTTACCACTACCATGACTGGTATTGTTCATGAGCCTACTTATGATGCAGAAACTCGCACTATCAAGCTGCCTGTATTTGGCGGCGACACTCTGACGATTGCGTTGGGCAAGGACTTGGTTGTAAAGAGTGGTATCTATAACACCGAGACTCATGAGATCGAGCTGACTATTACCACCGGCGAGGTCATTAAGATTCCTGTTGGCTCCCTGATTGATATTTATATCGGCGTGGCAACTTCTACTGCAACTGTGACTGTTTCTGATGACAATAAAATCAGTGTTGATGTGCGTGTGTCCGCAAAAGCCAATAACTCTATTATAATTGAAGAGGATGGCTTGTATGTGGCTGTGCCTGATGCTTATACCAAGGCTGAGACTGACGCAAAGATCAAGAAAGTGCAAGACCAGCTAGACGGTCATTCAAAGGATGCTGTGGTGCACATTACCGCCGAAGAGCGCAATACTTGGAATACAAAGGTATCTCAGGATGAGCTGACCGCCGCGAAATCAGAAGTAATTTCTGCCGCTGCTGCTGATGCTACTAAAAAGGCGGATGCCGCTCGCGATACTGCTAAAACCTATGCAGATGGTCTGAATACTGCTATGGATAATCGTGTCAAGAGTGTCGAAGGTGCTCTGACTTGGAAGGCTATTGATGATTCCGGCGCAAACGCTGAGACATAATAATCTAACATAAATCCCTGCACTCTGTAATGGAGTGTGGGGTTATTTTTATCGAAAAGGAGTTTCATGATGTCAAAATTATCACTTTTAGAGATTGCACAATCTCAACTCGACAAGACTCCAGTGATCGACGGACAGCTTATTGTCTGCCTTGACACCGGAAACGCCTATCGAGATACTGCTATGGCTCACGTAAAAATCGGAAGCGATTTAGAGGTTGTGAGCGACTTACCATTGGCTCCTCTAGCCGAAAAAATCTATTATCTGAAGCCTGATAAACTATACGCGTACTTAGGCGGCAACTGGACGTTATTAAACGACAACAATTTCTCGCTGGGTGCAAATAAGAGCGCACTTAATGGTAAAGCAAAAATCACGCTGGATGGCGCAAAACAAAGCTCTGTATCCATCAAGGGCACGGGCATCACCACCGTTATGACAGATGAGAATGGCGAGTTGGTTGTGAATACTGGCGATCCATCTATGTACATGGAAGCGCTGACTAATTCAGACATAGATAAAATTCTATCAACATAAGGAGGAAACACATGGCTTGGTTAGATTATGATGGCCTGCTTTACTTCTGGCAAAAGATAAAAGCAAAGCTGAATGACAAGGTTGATAAAGTCGAAGGCAAGGGGCTGTCCTCCAACGATTTTACTGCCGCCGAAAAGAATAAGCTGGCTGGTATCGAGGCTGGCGCAAACAATTATTCTCACCCGACAAGTTCTGGTAATAAGCATATTCCGTCTGGTGGTTCTGCTGGTCAGATTCTGCGTTGGAGTAAAGATGGTGAAGCACAGTGGGGCGCTGATAATAACACAACTTATAGCGCATTTAAGGGTGCAACTAGTGCCGCAGCCGGTGGCTCAGGTCTTGTCCCCGCCCCTGCTGCTAATAATGCTGGTCAGTTTTTGAAGGGTGATGGTACATGGGCAACCCCACTAAATACGACCTATAATAACGCAACCTCTGGCTCTGCTGGCTTGATGAGCGCTGGAGATAAGGCAAAGCTAGATGGTATTGCTGCAAACGCAAACAACTATTCACACCCGACTTCTGCTGGTAATAAACATATTCCGGCTGGCGGTCAGTCTGGTCAAATTCTAAGATGGAGTGGTGATGGTTCTGCTACTTGGGGACCCGACTATAATACCACCTATTCTGATTTTAAGGCTGCTACTGCTTCGGCTGCGGGTGGTTCTGGTCTGGTTCCCGCTCCGGCAGCTGGCAAGCAGGGTCAATATCTGCGTGGCGATGGTATTTGGGCTACTCCAACCAATACAACATACAATGACGCAACACAGAGCGTCCACGGCTTAATGAGTACCTCTGACAAGAAGAAACTGGATGGATTTGGTGCTGCAAGCACTTATGCCCTGAAGAGCGATATCACGGCAATGTATCGTTACAAGGGTTCCGTTGCTTCTACGGACAAGCTACCAACGAGCGGTCAGACCATTGGTGATGTGTATGACGTTGGCAATGGTATGAACTATGCATGGAATGGCTCTAAGTGGGATGCTCTGGGCGAAATTTTTACTATTACAAAGATCACAAATACTGAAATCGACAATGTTTTGGCAAGCTGATTTCAGTTTTTACTGAGACAGGAGGTCGATTATGGGATATTTAGATTATGCTGGCTTACAGTATCTGTGGGGTAAACTGAAAGAAAAGTTTGCTCCGAAGAGCCATACTCACGATGATAGATACTATACAGAGGCTGAAGTGAATTCAAAATTAGAGGCAAAAGCTAGTAGTGATCACACTCATGGTTTAAATTCGTCTTCTCTGACAAAATTTGTTGATAACACGACTACTAATAGTTGGGATATGGTTGGTGGAAATAAAGACTTTCTACTTCGGTCGCTTCGTATGCAAGCGAAAGCTCCAGACTGGCTAGAAGATAACTATGCAGCAGGCATTGCATTTGGTGGCGCAGACACAAAAGGCGTTATCAGTCATGCGTATAATGCTCCTGATATCAAATTTGCAGGAGGAAACGGTGCGGCTCCTGTTTGGTGGTTACGCTTAACTGGCACAAGCGGCAAAACATATAATCTAAATGCTATGCCTCCAGCTAGTCATACCCATACAAAAGATCAAGTAGGGCTTGGGAACGTTGATAATACTGCCGATGCAAATAAATCAGTTAAGTATGCTGCAAATGCAGGAAGTGCTAACACGGCTACAAAAGCCACAACGGCAGACAGCGCAACAACAGCAACTACTTCAAAAAGTTTGCAGTTACTCTCTTCGGATCGTCCAACAAGCATGAATTTCAATCTCAGCAGTGCGGATTATAATCAGAAAGTCACTTACGCTATTGCATCTGCCAACACAAAAGAAGGCAAGCCTCCACGTGATAGTCTTGTAACGACCTATGCTTGGGATAATAGCGGTTGGGGTACTCAGCTTGCCATTGATGCCGATTCCAATCCTCGAATGTATGTCCGTGGTGCAACAAACAACAATGGGGTTTCAAAATGGGATGCAAACTGGAAAACTGTTGCTTTTACAGATGACAAGCCAGCAACCGCAGGCACTGCAGATAAGGCAAACTCCGTTGATTGGTCTAAAATTCAGAATAAACCCAGTTCTTATCCTCCCGCCTCTCATAGTCATGCCTATCTACCTCTTAGCGGTGGCACAATGAGTGGTGCGCTTAATTTTGCAAATTGCACATGGAACCACGTTGGTGATGACGTACAAATTGGAGACCATAACACATCTGGTTCTTTTTATATCCAAGGATTGAATGGTCCTACAAATATTAAGTTGAAGAAAAAGGGTGACACGTCAACAGGCGCTGGTGACTCTGCAACTATCACCTACGATGGTGGTAATTTAATTATTGATAAAACCATTCAAGCTAATTTGTCTGGTAACGCTTCAACTGCGACGAAGGCTGTATCTGCCGACAAAGCCACCTCTGCATCTTCTGCCGATAAAGCCGCGAAATTAACTACTGCTCGTACTGTATCTGGTGGGTCTGATATCACGCTAAGTTTTAATTATGATGGTTCTGGCAATTCTACTGCGAACATTGGATTCTATTCTTGCAAGCATAGTATTGGTAATACAAATAATTACCCATTCCATAGATTCGCTAAACTCGACGCAAATAAAAATGCATGGGTTGACAACAGTATGACATTCCTTATCAGTCAGGATTACTCTGGCGGTGGTTACGGTATTTGTCGTTTGGTATATCGAAGCAATGCGGATTCTAGTAGCGCAAGTTTAGCTGCTGAATGGCTTGTACGCAAAGGACTTTCTGTGGACACGGTTCAAGTGGCAATAAAAACAGATAAAACAAATTGCGCTTATTGTGATGCGTTTTATAAATCAAGCGGTGGTTATATGAGTGTAGTTATACGAGCTATAGCTTCCGGTGGCAGAGCTAGTTTAGGTCGCACTTGGACTCTCATAAACTCCAATGAAACTGACGGCACAACAGCAACAGACAAAAAGACATCATCTGAATGTTGGAAAACAATTGCTGACGCCGGGAACGAACTGCACAAGCAAGCGTATTCATCTTCTGCTTCTGCAATTGATGGAGGATATGTTGCAAGCGCTGGTTCAGCTAATAGTGCTTCTTCTTGCGCTGGCAATTCAGCGTCCGCGACAAAACTCACATCTTCTGCTGGTTCTGCAACACAGCCTGTTTATTTCAAGGACGGTAAGCCTGTTGCTGGAACATATACTCTTGGAGATGCATCAAGCAAAATGGTCCGTACATTAAGTGCGCAAGGAAATAGTGGTTGGACAAATAAAACAACGGATGACAAGTATGTCCCTACGATGTCTTTTATGGCTTACTGGAATGGTGCATACGGCGGAACATCTTCTAATCTGCAATACTGTGACCGTGGTAGATTTGGCACGATTGTGACAAAGAACAGCGGTGATTACGCAGCTGCTTCTCATACACACAATTATGCAGGCTCTGGAAGCGCTGGTGGCTCTGCTAATAGCGCAATCAAGCTTGATTCTAGTGCCGGTAGTGCGACCCAGCCTGTGTACTTCTCTGGTGGTAAGCCCGTTGCAATTGGATACACAATCGCTAAGAGTGTTCCTGCTGATGCGAAGTTTACTGATACAGACACATGGCGTGGAATTCAGAATAATTTGACAAGCGATAGTACAGATCAGAGTCTTAGTGCTGCACAAGGTAAAGCTTTGAAAACATTAGTTGATGGTAAAGCACCTACTTCACATAATCATACAAAGTCCCAAATAACGGATTTTCCAAGTTCTATGCCTGCAAGTGATGTATCTGCATGGGCTAAAGCAGCTACAAAACCAAGCTACACCAAGGCTGAGGTTGGACTGAGTAATGTGGATAACACTGCGGACAAAGATAAGAGTGTGAAATATGCTGCGAGTGCGGGATTGGCTACAACAGGATTGAATGGTGTATCGACATGTCTTTTTGATTCAAGTAGCAACAACGGATCATGTGTGCGTTTTTATAATGGATTGCAGATTTGTTTTGGCAATTCAAGTAAAAGTAGTGAAGTAGTTTTCAAACTACCATTTGCAAACGATAACTATGCAGTTGTGGTAGGCGGTTCTGATACACTAAAAAATGCATGGTATGTGGCAGGAAGTAGAACAACAACAGGATTTAATCCAAACCAAAATGGTTTTGCTGTATTATTTCATTGGATTGCAATCGGAAATTGGAAATAACTAAGTTAAAAAGAAGGTGTGTTAATTGAAAGAAAAGAATATTATTGTTGGCTATTATGTGGCGAAACCGATTGTTACACAAGAAGAATGTGACGCTTATTCTACTATGGCGCAAATTGTAAGTACTCATAATAGTCAAGTTGCAGCTGGTGATAAGTATTGGGAAATAGACGATAAAGAAGATCGATATGAAGTGATTGAAGGAAAAAACGTTCCATCCGAAGATACTATGCTTGATGGCGCTAAGAAATTCAAAATTTCAGAGTCTAAAACAGTTCTCTCTGAACATCTTGCCTCTCACCCGCTTCAATGGACGGACGGCAAATATTATAGTGTTACTAGTGAAAAACAGGCTCTGCTGACTTCTAATCTATCTCTATATCAGCTTGCTGTATCAAATGGACAGTCTTTTACTTTAAAATGGAATACCACTGGCGATGAATGCACCGTATGGAAGTATGATGACCTTGCCGCACTGGCTTTGGCGATTGGTACATATGTACAACCGTTTGTGTCTCGTCAACAAGAATTAGAGCTCGACATTAAAGCTTGTACTACAATGGAAGAGCTGGATGCAGTCGAAATCAACTACGACCCTGTTCTGAAGCAATATCTTGAGACCGCCGGACAGAAGGAGGTCGTTGAATGAGTAAAACTATAAAGAAGTATAAAGAATTATTGAAATGTGCGCTTCTCTTTTTGATAGGAGGGGCGCTTTATTATTGCATCGAAATTTTATGGCGTGGTCACTCACACTGGACTATGGCTGTAGTAGGCGGCATCTGTTTTGTGGTCATTGGCGGGTTGAACAATTATATTCCGTGGGAAATGCCCATGTGGAAGCAAGCTGGTGTCGGTGCGTTATTTGTGACTGGTATGGAGCTTGTTGTCGGCATTCCATTGAATCTGATGATGGGTTTACACATCTGGGACTACTCTTCCCTGCCATTCAATCTGCTTGGTCAAATCTGTCTGCCATTTACTGTACTATGGTTTTTCCTTGCTTTGTTGTGCATTTATGTAGATGACTGGATGCGCTATGTCATGTTTCACGAGGACAAGCCGCACTATCACTGGAGTAAGGTATGTAAGCCGAAGCAGTAAACAAACTAAAAGTATATGTAAAAACAGAAAGAGCCCCGGGCTGTTACACCCAGAGCTCTCCCGCCACACACCTATACAAAGATAGGACGTCACAAATTCGCTCGATGAATTTTTGACATACCTATTTTATCATAGTGTGAATTTTTTGTCAATACAGAATCGAGGTGATGAAATGATTGGTTTGTTGACTGCCGCACCAACTCATGTTCCGGGTGTTATCAGCTTTACAATAGAACAGCTTTGGCAAATGATTCTAAGTATTGCTGGTGGCATTACGGCTATTTCAGCTGCTGTTGTCGTTATTGTAAATGCAATCAAGAAGGCAAAAGAGCCCGACACGAAACAGAACCTGAAGCTTACTGAACACGACAAGCGTTTGGAAGATATCGACCGTAAGCTCAAAAATGATAAAGAGGTTTTGGATTTATATCGCTCCAAGCTTTTGTCTATTGAAGAGCACCAGAAGGAACAAGATATCGTAGTTGAAGACCATGGACGAAAAATCGCTGGCGTAGAGCAGCGTGTAAATAAGAGCGAACATGGTATCAATGTGATGATGAAAGCTCTGCTGGCTCTGCTTAGTCACGGTATTGATGGTAATGCTATCGACCCCATGAAGGAAGCTAAGGCTGCTCTTGAAAGTTACCTGATTGACGGACAAAATCTAAAAGACATTTAATACATAGCTCGGTACGTGTGTGCCGGGCTTTATTTTTTATTCAAAACAGGAGGTATTACTATGGCAAGTATTGTTAATGAGATCGTCTCTGTTATTGTGAAGCTGGTTATCACTGTTGCTGGCACCGCATTTATGACCTATGGCATCCCCTACCTGAAGCAGATCGGTATGTACAAGATCGTCCAGATGGCTGTGCGTGCCGCCGAGAAGTTGGGTGTTACCGGCGCAATCAAGAAAGCTGACAAGAAGAAGTATGTTATTGCCGCATTGGAGAAGATGAATATCAAGATTACTCCTACTATCGAGATGATGATTGAGGCTGCAGTCAAGGAGATGGATATCCAGAACGAGAAGATCAATGCAGAACTCAAGAAGGATTGAAGGTGTGGCTCT